GATAACGATAAACCTCAACGACTATGCAAGACAGATACTTGACAAGTATCAAGACTATGATGACACTTATGCTTTGCCTGTCATAGCTATGCAGCCGATGAATGACGCCCTCAAGATTATAGCTAAGATGGTAGGCATTGATGCCCCTGTGCATTATGCTTACTACCAAGGCAACAACAAATACGAAGAGACTAAGCCTAAGTATGAGGTTATCTCCACACACGCAGCAAGACGTACATTCGTTGTTACCGCAATGACGCTCGGCATAGATACCAACGTCATTATGTCTTATACAGGACACTCATCCATTGCTGCGATGAAGCCCTATATGGCTGTCGTTGATGACCTGAAAAAGCAAGAAATGGACAAATTCAACAAACTATTCCTTTAATTTTTTAAGGAAACTCCTCACTAAGATAGCATCGTCTCTATAAGATTGTCGGGAGTCTCCTCCTCTATGTCGTTATCAGCCTGCATTGACTTCGCAACCTGTAACTTCTGCAAGTCAAGACGTTGTTGCTCTATTTCTAACTTCTGTTCTAAGGCTCTGTGCCTATCATAGATAGAGATAAAATATCCAATATAATACAGATAGGTCTGCGGATTGGTTTCCTTGATATTATCCAATACATCGCATATTGAGTTAATCCTCTCCTTTGTCAAGACCTTCTTTTTGAGTCGGTGAAAGACCTCATCTTTCAAGTCTCCAGCATTCAACGTCTGGGTTAAGGCTTGCAAGACCTCTTTCTCTATTTTCGTTCTTGGCTTAGGTTTTTCTTTTGTTTTTTTTGGCATATAATTAATTATCAATTAGTTCCATATTTTTTTATCCCTCTATAAGGGGTTTTTTTTGCATTCGTTTAAGAATGTTTTTTTTCATCTTTTAAAAATGAAGAAAAACGTAATTATTCAGTTTGCAAAAATAATAAAATTTTTAGGAAATTCACAATTTGTGAAAAAAAATATATAAATATACGATAATTTTGCACTAATTTTATAAAAAGAAAGGAAATAGAATGATAACATTAGGAGCAGCATTAGCTATTGCTGCAGGTATGTCAGCGTTACAGGGCGGAGCGTCATATATGGGCAGCCGAGCAGCAAGCCGACAAAATGCAAAAAATGAAGAAATCGTCAAGGAGCAGGAGAGAGAAGCCGAGAGACAGCGTATAAAGGCAGGCAACAACTATCTTGACACGGTAGAGGGCAAGACAGCAGCGAGGATAGCAAGCGAGAGGATGAGAGACGTGGAAAAAGCCGTGAATGACAATGCGATAAAGAGAGGAGGCACAACAGCACAGAAGTTAGCCCAGATAAGTGGCTATCAAGACGCATATAATAATCTTATCAGTAGGCTTGCAGCACAAGGGACAGAGTACAACAAGTACTACGATGGATTATTGAGTAAAGCTAAGGATAGATATGCACAACAGATGATAGGAGTTAATGAGGCTAAAGCACAGAGTGGCAAGAATGCTTGGGACAACGTATCTGCCGCAATAGGCACATTAGGTCAGGCAGGATTGCAGTTAGCAGGAGATTATGCTTATAAGACAACACCAGCGACAAGTCCGACACAGAATTGGACGCCACTACGTAAGAGTTCTTTACTTTCTACTCCGCAAATTAAGACACCTCAACCATCGTTTGTAGAAATGATGAGGAGGATTAGATCACGTAATTATGATTTTTAACTGCTTGAAACAATGGGAAGACTTAATAATAATATACTGAATATGCAGGTTGATGAGAGTATTCTTAGCAATCCTCAGTTCCAGCAGTTAGCGACAGAATTAACAACAGAATTAACAACAACCGATAATCCTAACAATCCTCCTACCAATACAACCAATACTACTAATCCTCCTACTGATAAGACAAGTGATACTTTAATTAATTGGAGTAACGACTTGATTAACAAAGAAACAACAGAAACAACAGAATACAATGTTGATGAAAACAAAGTCAATGAGGAGATGGAGGATTACCGCAGAAGGTATCTTAATCCTGCAACTAACAGCGAGCAAGATTATGTCAATCGTTTGAGAGAGATTCGGAAGACGTATGATATAACAGACAATGTACCACAGAAGGAGCAAGACCAACGGTTGAGTGCTTTGCTTATGCTTGCTAATGCCTTCGGCAACCTTGCAAGTGTTACAGGTGAGGCGGCAGGTGATAGTGCAGGAGGCAACAGAGGTATCGTGCCTGTCAGAACAAATGACAAGTTTGACAACTTATACAATCAGTATCTTGCGAACAAAGACGCTGCAGCTCAGGCGAGAGCATTGCAGATAAAACGCAATATGGATGATGCATTGGAAGAACTAAAGTTAAGGTATGACGCAGATAAGGATTATAGAGACAAAGAAGAGAGAGAATATCAACGATTGATAGATAAGTATAGTAACAAGAAGATAACCAAGACAGGCTTTAACAGGGTGCAAAAAGACCCTAACTCTCAAGAATATAAGGACTATCTTGAGAAAAAAAGGTTAGATAAAATTAGAGCATATAGAAGCGGAGGAGGAAGCAGAAGTAAGGAAAAAGAAGAAAAAACATACTCCATACCATCACCATCATATCACCGTAACAACTTTAGTAAAAAGAATGGCAGTAAAGGAGCACCAAATGGTAGAATAGAGAAGATACTCTATAACGGGGATAAGATAGAGGGTTTCTCAGCAGAAGAGATAGATGACCTATATAACCAATTATTTGATTATATAGATGAGGAAGACCAAAAAGCGAAGACAACAGCGGATAAATTAGGTGTAATATCCAGAATAATGTACAAAATACGGAAAGCGGAGTTTTCTAAAGGTGGAGAAGTGTTAGGAATTTTATTTAATTTTATTTAAAAAAAACAAAAAAATGAGCGACGAAGGAAAAAAAAGAAGAGCGGCTCGCTATAAACAATATGTAGCAAACAAAAATACAACGGCTAATAAAAATGCAGGAGAAAAAAAATCTACCTTAAGATTCCCTCTAATGACTGCCGAAGAGCTTAATAGTTTCGGTAATGTCAAGGGTTATGATTATGCCAATAGACCTATATATGCCGAGGAGGTGGCTAATCATCCAGAACGAAAAAAGGTTTTTAGAAACATAGTAGATAAAAGAGTGGTTGCAGACGCTTCAGAGCCTTTCGCTAAATTAGATAAGGATGGAAACATAGTTGGAATACCTAATGATAATTCCGCCCCTAAGGATGTCGGCAAAGTCTTCAACAACGACAAAACAAACAGAGAGAAATATACAAGAACTCCTCTACAAGAGGGGTATAACAGAGAGAAAGCCTTAGAAGAGAAAAAAAATAAACTTTTAGAAGAGTATAGCACAACTCTCAAGCCAGAGATAGATACCGAAGTTGATGATGAGGTAATCAATGCTATCAACGAGAAGCGATTAATACAGGATGAGTACAATCGGCAGAAGGCAGAAAGAGAAAGACTGACAGCAGAGAACAACAAAAATCCTCGTTGGTATGAAGGCTGGGATGGGTCGTTGAACACAGATATGATTGACAAGGCTAATGAATTGTCTTGGAAGCAGATAGAGGGCTATGACTTAGATAATGCCGACCAACGAGCGTTGGCAATACTTAAACTTAGCCTACCTTATTCAAGAGCAAGACAATCTTATGTTAATCAGGCTAAGACTATCTCAGACAGAGCTAACCAACAAGGCAAAGGTAGTATGTGGCAAGGTGTGGTAGATAATCTTGCAGACTTCACGGGATTAGACGAAGCATTCAGTGCCATAGAGATGGGTAAAAGTGCAAGACACTATATACAAGAATATGAGAGATTTAACAAGATATATAATAATAGCGACCAAGCAAGAGAGAAAGCAATCCAATCTCTTAATAAGGAAGATAGAGCTAACTTAGAAGTCTTTACAGCCGTACAACAAGTGTTAGCAGGCAATGAAAACGAGTTAAGTAATTGGTATAAGGCAGGGCAGGTAACAGGAGATATGATTCCTTTTATGCTTCAATTGGGAGCAAGTAGCACAATAGTCAAGGGAGCAAGCAGACTACTAAGAAGAGGAGCAAAGAAAATAGCCGAAAAACAAATGGCGAAAGGTATATCAACAGCATTGCTAAACACTGCCGTCTCTCCTGCAACAATGAAAGCCAAAAACGAAGAGTATGCTAATATAAGACTGTTTAAGAACAGGGATATAACAGCTAAAGATAGAGCCAAAGTATATGGACAACAAGCCATAGAGAACCTTACAGAGACGGTAGGTGTTCCATTCGCTAAGTTAGGCGTTCAAGGGACGCAAAGGCTGTTCAAAGGTATAGGGGCTAAAATGCTTGAGAAACCAATGATTAATCGTACTTTCGGCAAGATAACCAAGTTTGCGGAGAGACCGCGACAATGGATTAAGATTGCTAATAAGTTAGGTAATAACCCTGTGAGCAAGTTCCTCAAAGATAATCTATTCTTTGGTGGCTTCGGCGAAGAGGCTTTTGAAGAAGTAGAAGGAGCATTAGGTAATACTGTGCTTGGCTATCTCTTTGATGATGATGAGATGAAGAAAGAGTTTTCTAACTTTTGGCAGGCGGACAATCTTAGTGTCTTAGCACTTGGGTTAGCACCAATGACTATGTTCCCGTTGTCGTTTGGAATATCCAATGCTGTTGTCTCTCATAGAGACGCTAAGGCTTATCAACAAGCAAGAGAGCAGTTGTTAGGAGTATTAAGGCAGGCAGGATTAGGGAATAAAAAGATTATAGATGGGTTAGAAGGTAAGATAATAGAAGGGAAACCTCACGAGGTTATCGAAACCCTTTCAGCACTTAGAAGAGCAGCACAAGGGGCGCAAAACGAAAAAGACATTGATGAGGCAATATATAATTATATAGCAGGTGCGAGACGGTTGAGCGAACAAAGGAACGAGTTAAACGCTCAACTACAACAGATGAATAACGCACAACGTAAAGAATATGTAGATAATATAATAGAGAATATACACAGACAACAGAAGAATAACATATTATATCAGGGGATAAAGAATGGTTATTACCAAGAACTACAAGACCCTCAAAACGGGAAGAAAGAGAAATATATCTGCGAGGTCTATAACAAGAATGGCACAAGCATAGGATTTATCACTGATAAAGAACAAGATGATAATGGCAATGTCTTATTTACAATAGTAGATGGTTTGGGGCAAGTGCAGCATATGACCTTAGACGATATATATAGACAAGCAGAGGGGGGAGAAGACGCTAACAATCCAATAGTTTTCACGAAGGTAAGAGATATATTAGACTACTTATATGAGCAGGCAGGTGAGGACGAGGAACTAAAAGCCAACATACAGACACGCAATCTATTACAAGATGCAATCAAGAGAGGAACAGACGGTAGTAATGTTATCAATGTTGCAAGGCTTAATGATGGCGGAATAATGTTCTTGACAGATATTAATGAGCAAGCAGGAACGGTAACAGGATTATTGCAGACACAAGAGGGCTATCAACCGCAGCAGATAAGTCTCAGTGAGGTAGCTGAGGCTAAAGAACAGAATGTTGAAGACCTAATAGATAATACTGCTAATATATTCAATGCCAACATAGAAGCAGACGGTATTCTTCCTCAATATACAATGCCGTATTATAGCAGCGACAAACAAGATAATAATAAAAAAGAAGAAATTAAGACTACACCAGAGGAGACAGAGAAACAGAGAACAACAGAAGAGAAAGAGAGTGCGTTCACTGTTGGGGATAAGGTTGCTGTAAGTGTAGATAAAGGCAACATAGACAGTTATTCCGACTATGGCGAGTATGACGGTAAGGAGTATGAGGTTAAAGGCGTAAGGGGTAATCAAGTTATATTAGATATTGACGGGGAATTGAGACCAATAAATATTAACAAACAGGGAGTCACTCTTACTAAAGTAGAAAACAATACAGAGGAGACAGGTAAGGCGGAAGAGGAGAAGGTGGAAGAACCTAAGGCAGAGAACAACGAAGTAGAGACTAAGGAAGAAAAGAAAGAAGAGAAGTCTAAGGTAGAGAATAAAAGTTTGACTGAGCGAATAAAGAGTGGAGAAATTTTATCACAAAATGCTGAAGAGACGCTTGTGGACTTGTACTCTAATATGAGCAAGGAGGACGCTCAAGAGGTTGTAAATGGTATCATCAAGCAGACACAGGATAGGCAGAAACAACTTGCAAAGAAGACTATCAATTACGAAGACATCGATAAATTTCAACAGCATAAGAAACAAGTCAGAGAGACAGAGAAGAAACTTGCGTATTGGAATGAAGTCAAGTCTTTATTCACTGCTCCTCTATCGCAAGAAGAGGAGGTGCAGAGCCTGAAATCAATAAAAGAAAAAGAGGGAGCATTGGGGCAAGCCTACTCAATACGAGAATATATCTTACGTAATCTTGCCTTGGGTGCTAAGTTCCTTTGGAATGATAGCGAGAATGGAACAAAAGGCTTAGGGTCTCACTTAGGGTTGAGAGAGGCAAAAGAAGAACGAAGAAACTATTATGCTTTTCTGAACGGTAAGGACAGGAAAGCGGTATATCCAGAGGTATATGCAGAGAGACTATTGACAGATGTTAGAGAGAATATCAATCCTAATGTAGAGTTTGATGAGGTCTTTAACGAGATGATAGACTGTTTATCATCCTACAGCACTCCGACGGCGATGATGGATGAGGCGGTGAGGATGCATTATGAGGCTGAGGATAACTTAACGCAGAACGACTTTGAGAAGCAGCAACAGGCGATGATTGATAGAGCAGAAAAGAGAGAGGAAGACAGAATACAAGATGAACTTAACAAACAAGAGGCTTTATCTGAAGAAGATTACGAAAGAATGCGACAAGGCTTTGATGAGCAAAGAACAAGACCTAAACAAAGCATTACTGTTAGCGATGGCAACAAGAGAAAATCAGATAGCAGAACAACTGATGGAGGACAATCCACAGATGACGGAAGAAGAAGCGAAGAAACAAGCCAAAGAGCAGGTTCAGCAAATGCTGAAGGAAATAATGAAGAGATAAAGCCAATAGGCAAAGGCGTATTTGGTAACATCTACGACCAATTCAGGGGTAAGGTAAAAGAAGCAGTAGATTTTCTTCTTAAACATAAAGAGGGAGATTTATTAGGAGTATTCCATAGAGAAGAGATAGGTGATATAGACTTGATTTGGGGGAGTGATTCCGAAAATCAAGGATTAGACCACATAATAAAAAAACATATAAACAAACTCCACGACTTTAAAGATGTGGATGAGGCTGTTACTATTATTGAAGATGTTATCAATAATGGTGAAATGAAACCTATTATAAATAATACAGAAAAGGTCTCATTTGAAAAAGACGGATATAAAGTATCTGTAAAACGGAAAGTCCGAGATAATCAAGGGGAAGTAATAGGAAGCAAAAATTGGGTTGTAACTGCTTTTGATACGACAAAAACACAAAGACAAAAAGAAACAGAAACATTGTCAGAAAAGACTTTAACAACTCCTCCTTTCAACCAAAAGGCTGACGGGGTGACTTTACCGTCAAACAATGTCTCTGTTTCTGCTGGCAAAGATACGACAGTTTCTGAGAATGAGCAAGAAAAAGGGGAGAAAAACGACAACGATACTCTCAAAGAAGATAGGTCGGTAAAGAACATTACAGAGAGTGAGAGCAAGAGAAAAGGAATGCTGGGTGTTGTGTTAGATGTGTTACGCAAAGCCATAGGCAAGGAAAATGTCATCACCGACAATAGACAAGCACAGAGGGTAATAGATGAGGTAAATGGCAGGGTAAGACCTGAAATGACTGAAGATGTATTCTATTCCAACGCAGAGAGAAGTGTTGAGAATATCAGTCAGGATAAAGCAACGCCTGAGCAGTGGCTGAAGATGATAGAGAAGCAAGGCGGCTTGAAAGCAGGCGAAGACAAGTGGCTTGGGTTAAGCGATTGGTTGAAAGATAGCAAAGAAAAGACACTCACCAAGCAGGATGTATTGGATTTCATCAGAAGTAATAAGATACAGATTGAGGAGGTTGAGTATGGGGATGTATTCTTTTCACCAAACAGCAAAATTAACTTTGAGAATGATATAGCGAGAGCGAGAGAAAATGGAGAGAGTTTCGAGTCTGTTATTGAGGCTTGGGACGAGAAGTATGACACGATGCTTCGATACGCTTACAGACACGGTTTTTTCACAGTTGACGAGAATGGAAAGGTGATTACGAACACGCCTATACTCCAGCCTATCAATGAAACCAGACGGAATTATACTACCGCCTTTTTGAAGAATAAGAAAGAGATAGCGATAGTTGTTCCGACTATTGAGAGTTGGAATGCTGGCGATGAGATTCACTTTGGCGATGCTGGCGAAGGTAGGGCAGTTGCTTGGATAAGGTTCGGAGAGACGACTGATAAGGACGGCGACAGAGTTCTTGTGATAGACGAGATACAGAGCAAACGACATCAAGAGGGAAGAGAAAAAGGGTATAAAAAAGATGGTGCGCAGGATGCAGAGACCAAGGCATACATAAAGAAATTAGAGGCTCAGGCTTCATACGACCTGTATGTGTCAAACCTTGCCAAGAAATACGACTGTGAGCGTGACGATATCTATTCCTATGCCAACGATGCAGAAGTTGTACAAGTAGAAGAATACATGAAAGCCGTTGAAAATGCGGAGAAAGCATACGATAAAGCATACGAAGAGAACCACGGCATACCTGATGCTCCTTTTGACAAGAACTGGCACGAGTTGGCGATGAAGCGTATGCTTCGTTATGCTGCAGAGAATGGATATGACAAGGTAGCTTGGACAACAGGAGAGCAGCAGGCAGAGCGGTATAATATAGGTAATGTAGTAGAGAGTATTATTTATTATGATTATCCTGCAAGAAAGGATAAAGAAGGTAGAAATACCAAGAAGATAGTGATACGTTCTCACAATAATGAGCCTATGAGTATGCGTGTCAATAATGAGGGGCTTATTATTGATGCAGGTTCTGAACTTAGAGGTAAAAATCTGATGGAAGTATTAGGCAAAGAACTTGCTGCAAAGATACTGAATGGTGATGGTTCAGATATTACCCTGTGGGATGAATCTATGGACAATCCAGCAAAAGAGATAAATGGTAACGGACTTCGTATTGGTGGAGAGGGAATGAAAGGTTTCTATGACCAGATGTTGCCGAGATTTATGGACAAGTATGGCAAGAAGTGGGGAGTAAAAACCCAAGACGTGGAGTTGCCAGAAGTGGAAGAGGCAGGAAGAATAATGCACTCTGTGGATGTTACCGATGAGATGAGACGTAGCGTTATGGAGGGGCAGCCGTTATTTCAGAGAGTGTCAAGTGAAGAGGTGAATAAAAGGTTTAATGAGGAACTGCAACAGCAGATAGACGGAACATTGCCAAAAGACCATACATATCAGTTGGGCTTAGCAGGAAGTGTTTTACAGAGTGCAGGAGTTAGAGCGTTGCCGATAGAATTGAGGGCGAGCAGACTAACAGATAAGTCTATGCAAGAAAACCATCCTTTTGAATTATCATATATAAAGAACTTACCTAATGCAATACAAGAGCCTATAATGGTGTTTGACAGTGCTAATACAGCAGGCAGAAAGGTTATACTTACAGAGATAGAGAGCAGAGGAAATAATTTTGTTGTTGTATTATCTGCTGAATTGAAAGGCAATAAACTTGAAGTAAATAGAATAAGAAGTCTTTATCCAAAAGATAGCGTACAAGGAATAGTAGACTGGATAAACGCAGGTAATCTGTTGAAGTATGCAGATAAAAACAAGGCTCTTGAATGGATTGGCAAACAGCAGTCCAATTCCGCTGACGTTACCAATACAATCAAGAACCTTGATGTGGCTGCAAAGGTACTACAAAATTTTGAAAATCCAACAATAATTGAGCAAAAAAATGAAAAAAATCTTAAAGAGCATAATGAGTAAGCGTGCAGAACAGGCACGAGAGGAGGGAAGATACCCTAAGACAGACTTTAAAAAAGTATATAATATTTCGGACAAAACGTTGAAGGCGTTGGTGTCAGCGGGTATTATAGATGACAATGAATGGCATCACACAAGCAAATATGGTAACAAGACAACATTCTATGGTTGGTCAGAAGAGAAATTTGCAACGATATATAGGTTATTCAAAAAAGAGATAGACGCTATAGTAAAAGAGAATCAACCACAGCCTAATCCTTACAAATACACGGAATGGAATGAGTTTTCAGAGGAGTTTCAGGCTTTGCCTTATAATGTAAAGAGGGATAAAGATTCAAAAGAATTACAAGACTTTTTGAAAACACACCCTGAAGATAAGGCTAAGTATGAGGAGAATGAGAGATACAATCAATGGCAAGCACAAGCACCAAGTCCAATAGAAACGACGAGGATTGTCAGCGAGAAGCTAAACAAATTCTTTGACGAGAAGGATGTCAAGTTTTTCAAGACAAAGGACGGAGAGGCTTATGGCTTTACTGTTGGAGGTAAGGTGTATGTTGATGAGCGGATAGCAGACGCAAGCACACCAATCCACGAATATACGCACCTATGGGCAGAGGCATTGAGAAAAGTAAATCCAAAAGAGTGGCAGAATATAGTCGGATTAATGAAAAAGCAGACGTATCTTTGGGATAAGGTGAAGAAAGACTATCCTGAATTGAAGACAGATGATGAGATTGCCGACGAGGTGTTAGCACATTATAGCGGAGAAAGAGGAAAGAAGTTGTTGGATGAGGAATACGACAAGATAAGAGGCAACAACAAGATGAATATCTTTGACAAGGCTAAGATGTTGCAGGCGATAAACAACGTCAGAGAGGCATTGAGGAAGTTCTGGAAAGGAGTTGCAGACTTTTTGGGGATACACTTCACGAGTGCCGAAGAGGTAGCAGATAAGGTGTTATCAGACTTGTTGGAGGGAGTAAATCCAAATGAGGTAAAGTCTGCTACGGATAATGTAGGAACATTTGACAGCGAGAATGCGGATATACGTTTTCACAAATCAACGGAGCGTGTTGTGGAAAAGGCAACGGATAAGGCTTTGGAGGAGGTCAAAGACCCTATATTGAAGAGGGCATATAAGGGTATATTGAAGGAGAGTACCAAAGACAAGTGGGCTTCGTTTGCAGATGACTACCACGCTTTGAGGGTTATGGAAGATAAGGTCATAGAAGAGATGAGGAAGAGAGACCCTAAGTTCAGGCTACATCACTCCGTATATGAGCAGCAGATAGCGGCTAAGGCAGCAACACAAGGACAGATATTCTTGTTCTCACAGCAGACATTCAAGCCATTGTTGGACAAAGTAGATAAGATTGCTGAGAAGTATAATCTTTCTCAAAAAGAAGTTGAACAATTTATGATGTTTCAATTCTACAGAGAGAGGACAAATGATGTTATCTACAACAGATGGAGAGAGACACAAGATAGGATAGACGCAGGGAGAACACCTAACAAAGAATACAAAGAGGAGTATGATGCTGTTAAGAAATATATGGGAAGTCTTACGGATAGAGAGAGAGCAGAAGCTGAGAGAAAAGCAAACGAAATCTTTGGTAAGATAGCAGAGGAGAAAACGTTTGGTTCGCTTGAAGAGATGGACGAAGAGTTTGACCAACTAAAGACAGAGATGTATGCAAGAGCAGCAGCGGACAAGTACAGACAACAGGAGTTGTGGGACACTAATAACAAAGATGGGATAAGAGGCTTTGCTGGTGAAGAGAGTATGTGCAGGACTGCATTGTATCAGACTATTGCAGAGAACTACTTCCCTAAAGAGAAAGGCAATATGACAACGACACGTCTAACGCCTGATGAGATAATAGAGAAGTTTAGAGATATGGTAGGCAAAGATAATGTTGATGAACTCAACAAACTCTCAAGAGCAGTTACTCAATTTACCTTAGACAAAGCATTAGAAACAGGCAACATCACACGAGAAGAGTACGAGAAATACCAACGTCAAGAGTATTATGTGCCTTTGCGTGGTTGGGATAAAGATGATGGAGAGGTATCTGTATTCGGCAATGATACTTCGTTCCAATCAGTCAATCCTAATGCTAAAGGACGTACAACAACAGCGGACAATCCGTTGAAGTATATGTTTGTTATCGCAAGCAATCAGATACACGATTTCAACGAAAAACAGGCTAAACGCTCTCTAATCAACTTTATAAATGAATACAAAGACATAATAATAGGGGCTAACGCAACATCATATTGGTCTTGGAACGATAAAGACAACAACAAAGTCTATGACGTTAAGAGACCTAAGAAGAATGAATATCTTAAAGGCACGCTTGAATTTCACGTGATGAATGATAGTTATGAAAGAGTATATCCTAAGACACTTAAAGACTACACATTCACCTTTAAAGATGGAGATAAGACATATAATATGTATTTGCCTTCTAAATATCTTGTTAAAATCTTGAACAAAGATAAACAACCTGACGGCAAGATAATACAATGGCTGAGCAAAGGGACACGCTTTTTAGCAAGTATGCGTACAAGTAAAAATCCATCATTTGTTGCGGCAAACTTCTCAAGAGATGCCTTAGTAGTTCTCTTGTTAGACGAGAATAGAAGTAAAGAGTTTCCGCATTTCAGAAGACTATTTTTAGAAAATCTTTCTAAAATGCAGACTGTTTGGAGAAGTGAATGGGAAGAGGGTAAAGCCTACAGAGGAAGCAAGATGGATAACGATGTGCAGAAGTTATACAATCAGTGGGTATATTATGGAGGTATGAGTGGCTATTCGTTCTTCTTAGATGATATAGAGAAAGAATATGAGAAGAGGTATAAAGATTTACAAAGGAGTACAAAAAGTAAAGTGGGACAGAATGTAAATCCGTTCTCTTCACAGTTCTTAGACATCTTCAACAGATTTAGCGAATTTACGGAAAATCAAGTGAGATTTGCAGCATTTAGAGCTTACTTGGAGGCATCAGAGATAGCAGGCAACCCATTGACAGTACAAGAGGCGGTATATAAGAGCAAGGAGGCAACGCTAAACTTCTCACGTAGCGGCTGGGGAACGAGAACATTAGGCAAGATATTCCCATTCTTCAACGCTGCAATGCAAGGTATCATCAAGCTTGCGAGAGTGTTAAGATATAATCCTACACGTTTCTGGGGAGCACTATCTATAGCAGTAGGCGTAGGAGCGTTAGATGCCTTTCTATCACTTATCTTAGGTGGTGATGATGATAAGAAAAATAAATACTTGCAGATTAATGACTATGTCAAAGAGAGGAATCTTATCATTATGAGAGCGAAGATACCTATCCCTCAAGAGTTATATATTCCTTTCACTATTGGTGTTAATCTTATGGAGGCTTATCTTGGTAAGAAGACGGTGACAGAAGTCGCTTCAAGAATCATCAATGCTTTGGGAGAGTTGTTGCCAAGTGAGGTCGGCACATCATTAGGAGCGTTGGTAGAGTATGACAGAGTCAATGACAGGCTAAAGATGACAGACCATCCGTTCAACACTATCATCAGTGCTTTAGCTCCGGGCATCGTGCAGCCAATAGCAGACTTTAATAGGAACAGAGATTTTATGGATAGACCTATCCTGCCTAAAGAACCAAAGGAGGAAGGATATAATAAGAAGATAGCACAGGCTGGCAGATATGATGAATACAAGACTTATAAGGTATTCCAAGACGCTGCTTTCTACTATAATAACTTAGTAAGCATAATAACAAAACACGAATCTATAAGCTGGGATAGAGAGTACTATGAGACACTTGTAGGCGAAGGCAATAAGATGGCAGATAAAAATGGAGAGATAGGGAAGTTGAGGACAGTCTCACCTCAAGCGATGCAATTCTTCTTCGGACAATATCTCCCTGCTATTAGTAATATAGCTACTAAGGTTGGAGATATACAAGCAGGTAGGAAGGCTTTATCGGGTGAGAATATACCGATTGTTGATAGACTCGTTGTTAAACACGATAAACACGCCTCATTATATAAGAAGAGCAGTCTTGTGTATGATATTCTTGATGAACAGCCAAACAAGAAGACGTTAAAGAAGATGAAGAAGGCGGCTGATGATGAACATAAAGAACGTTATGATAAGGCTATCCAAGACAGAAAGACTAAGGTTGTAGAGAGATATAACAAAAATAAAGACAAACTGACACGATTGAGAATGGAGGTTAAGTTACTGAGAATACAAGGTGCGGTCAAGAACGAGAAGAAGATAGACGAGTTATTAGATAAACAGGAAGAAATCTACGACAAGATACTAAGGGATTGGAATAAAAAGGAATAGTCTATATGATATTAACATTTTGTGAAAATTTTAAACAAGATATATTATAATTTTGCAAAAAAAAAGCGATTATGGGGAAGTTAAGATATAGTTACGGTAATAACACACAAGATAAAGACCAGCAGAAGAAAGAGAATTATCAGATACTTATGTATGCTAAGGATTGCTACGATGCATTAAGGGGTATGCGTAGAAAGGCGAGATATAACCGAAAGATGCTACAAGGTATACAATGGACAAGGGAAGAATTGGATGCTATTGAGGAGCAAGGGCAAAGACCCATAACGCATAATGTAATATCGCAGATAATGGCTAACCTTAATGGTCAATATCTTGCAGGAAGAGCCAATCCTGTTGCAGTGGCACGCAAGAGAGAGTGTGCGAAAGAGAGCAAGATGATGTCTCTGGCGATAGAAAACGTTATAGAGGTTAATGGCGATACTCAGCAAGATAATAAGAACTTCACCCGTTTGGCTACATCAGGAGTTATCTGTTCAAGAATAGACTATGGATATATATCAGAGAAAGACACTTATGATGTTATCACACAGAACATCAATCCACATACATTATTCTTCACTCCATTGATAGATGATGGCACTAATGAGGCTATTGATATTATAGGGACTATATGTGAAGATAGCATAGATGGTTTGATAATTAATTTTGCCAAAGATGAAGATGATGCTAATTTCATTAAGGAATTATACCATTGTAAAGATGATGAACGTAGTAATGCGTTTACAAGGCGTTATGGTATGTTGAATAATCAGAGCAGTGAGAAAATTGACAATATGGATTTCTTATCGCCTGCCGACTATGATAAGTGCCGATACTATGAGATATGGACTAAGGAGCGTAGGAAGGTGATGCGTTATCACGACTATGCATCAGGAGAGATTGGTACAACAGATATGACACTCAAGGATATAGAACAGATAAATCAAGAGAGAATAAAGCAATGTATTGAGAATGGACTATCAGTAGATGATGCCAAATTGATACAAGCTCAATCTCGTTATGAATTTATTTGGTTTTACCGTTTTATGACACCAGAAGGATTTATTCTTCAACAAGGTGAGAGTCCTTTTGAGCATCAATCACACCCTTATATATTAGGTTTCTTTGATGTTATGGATGGTGAGATTCATCCTGTCATAAGCAATATAACAGAGTTACAGAGAGAGATAAACCACCTATATATGCAGGCTGACTTCATAAATGGTAATGGGGCTAAAGGTATCTTGTTCTATGATAAGAAGATATTCGCTGAAAGTGGCATAAGCAAGGAGGAGGTACAACAAGGCTGGTCGGCTTTTAACACAGCCTTTGGCATATCCTTACCTGCTGGATATAGTCTTAACCAATTAGTACAACAATTCTACACACAAGGGAATATACAACCTATACTTAGTCTGTATAGTAATAATGTTAATATGGCACAGCAGATTATAGGTGTCAATCAGGCTATACAAGGACAAGCCCCTACATCTGGCACTCCTGCCTCACGTTATGCACAAGAGACGGCTAATGCTCAACTCAACTCTAAGCCATTCTTAGAGTGTATGGCTGATTTTAGGATAAGAAAATACAAGAAAGTTTTGAAACTTATACAACAGTTTTACGATGAAGAGAAATTCGTTGAGGTCGCAGGTAAAGAGAATATTGACTATAATCCTCAGATAAGAGATATAGACTTTGATATGAGCATAACACAAGAGATAACGACATCTAACTACTCAATAACAGAGGATGATAAGTTATATCAGATGGTTGTACAAGGATTGTTACCTATAGATATTTACTTTGAGTTGTCGCACGCTGGATTTGCTAAGCAAGCCTTAGAGGTTTTAAAGCAGAGACAGGAGCAAGCGCAAAAACAACAGGTTATGATGCAACAACAAGGACAGATACCTTCAGAGACTATGTCGCAAGGTATGGAATCACAACCACAATTGTCGGAAGAGCAAATCTCACAGTTAATAGAAAGAATACAACAGCAGCAGGGAGGACAAAGCACAGGCGAAGAGGAGAATGGATATTATCAGGAAGAAGAGGAAGACTACGACAATAACAGAGAATTATTACAACAACTATTGCAAAAATAAGAAAGAGACCTATGGAAAAACAAGATGTGCAGAGTGTTATATTCAAGGGTATGGAGCGTATCAACGAGAGAATAAATGCGAGCGATGGTGCGTGTGAAGAAATCGTTAATTTAAGACCCGAAGGCAATACGTGGAGAAATGTAGGGGTAAAAACAAGAATGAAGCAGTATAACACAGGAAGAATAGGAGAAGAACACGATTATCAAGTCATATTACATCCTGCCTCTCAAGATAGATATACTATCATTTGGGAAAAGACACAGAATATAGTATATCTCTATAATACGCCACAAGATGTAACAGAAGAGAATCCTTATAACATAGGAGATATTGCTGATACTCCTTTCAGGGTTCGGGGGCAAATAATAAGCGTTACTTATCTTGATAATATATTGACAATATGCACTGATGTTGATAAATACTTTTACCTATGGAGAGATGACAAGTATATAGCGTTAAATCTTAGCAATTGTCGTGCGGTTATACAGGCGGAGGGTATCACAAAACCTGCCAAAAATAATAAGCCTGCTAATACTAATAGTGATTATGTTTATACCTATCAATATGCACAGACGGAGACTACAGATGGAGACAATATAAGGATAGCACATATCAACAGCAGTAGTGAAGATTCTGGCTATTCGGCTAATATCAAGAACTATGACAGAATACCGGGATACATAGCAGAAGTATTAGAGAAACAACGTAAGGCATGTAATGATTCTGACAGCCATAGCTATTTTAAAGGTTTGTCATTGTATAGGGTGGCTTTAGAACTTGCCGATGGAAGTTTCACAACATACTCTAATATAGACTATGCAGACACTATGGCTGATTTTCGTCCGTATCGTTATGGACACGCAATTAAGATAAACTGTCAATCGCAGAAAAACCCCAACAATAAAGATTGTAACTGCATACCTTATAAGATAATATTACCTCAATCGCACGGCTCTCATAGAGTTAATATTAAGATAGGAGCGTTGTCAGAGATAAAGGCACTGATGCAAGCTAAAGTGGTAAAAAACATAAGTCTATTTATGACACCACCTGTATATGCTTATGATATTAATGACTACGAAAACTATGAAGCATATTATATATGGGATTACACAGGTGTGAGAGAATTCATAGTAGGGAAGAAGATTCCATTTATGCGGAATAATGGGCAAGACCCTTGTCAGTCAAGCATAATATATCCTCCCATCAATAAACAGATATTAGATGTATGGGAGAATGGTGCATTCTATCGTGTAAAAAGTTTTAACCTTGATTACCTTAACAACAACAATATCACAGGTACTATCACAACGCAGATATACGCTAAAGATATAGAGACATTGACGGCTAACACAGCATTACCGACTCCTAATGAGAGCGAGGATAATACAACTATCTTCAGCAATAGTTATGTGTATAACGGCAGACAACATCTTTATGATTTGCGTTATAGGGTCTTTGGAGGCTATAACCTATATAATAACGAGGCTATAGATAGACAAGATAACGATATAATTGTTAATGGTGAGACATTTTATCTGTATTATGCATTCAAAGGACAGTATAATGATAGAGCCTTCTCTATTGTAAGACCTTTAAGTGCAGACTATGTTACGGGTATAGTACTATCAAGAGTTGAAATAACGATACCGAGAGACCATCTAAGGTTTGAATATCCTATGATTAGCGATGTATCGTTTGAGGTGCTTATCGTCAATGGAGACAATAAGCAGAAGACTATATATGCAGATGCTGTTCTTAATAACCACGCAGGGCAGAATATATCTTTTGCCAATAAGATAAAACAAGATAATCAGATAACAGGAGAGAAGTTTAAACATCTTCCATACGAATATTGGATACAGACACAAAACCACGTACAAAGTACCATAAATTACGGAAGAGATAATATTGTTGAAGACATATATGTCAATGCTTCAGTAGAGGGAATAGATTGGGAGGACAGAGAAGAGGGTAATGGGATGATATATAGCCCTAATGTTGTGCAACTGACAGAGACCAACAACGCTCTGATAACACCGAACAAAGACAACTATTCTTTTGGGGAAACAAATAATAGAGTAATAGCCATCAGAAGCAATACAGGTACTCTTGCGACAAGTGAGAGAAACTTTGGCACAACCCCTCTCTACGTATTCTGCGAGGATGGTATATATGTTATGCAGGTAGGCAGCGGTGATGTTGCTTATAGCAATGTTATTAAGATAAGTAATGATATGGTTATAAACCCTAACACCTTGCAGACACCAGCAGGCATTGTCTATATAAGTGAGGCAGGTGTTAATATGATTTCTTCTAACGGGGTCAAAAATATCAGCGAGAGAATGCACGGCAGGCCAACAGTAACAAAAAAAACTAATATAGAAGAGATAGAAAAAATAACACCAACACGACAAAAATTAATTCATAACGAAAGCGGAATAGTAGAATTAGTAACAATACACGACTTAGATGATGCTATAGACGTTACTTGTTTAACTCCTACAGACAAGGACTTTATCACGGAAATAAAAGACTGTCAGATGTACTACAATGTAAAAGACTATGAGGTTTGCTTTGTTGGAGATAACTATACTTATGTATATAATATCCGTTATGATTGTTGGTACAAGAGGCACGATAGTTATAGGGTTGAGGATGATTTCACTTTATCTAAGAGAGAGAGCATTAAAGCCCTCAATAGTCAAGGTAAGGAATACACAATAGCCAATGGGCTTGTGTTATACTCAATCAAAGAGACCGATAATATACAAGCCGATATAGCAAAGAGAGTCGTTGTTATCACTAAGTATCTAATGTTAGATACACGACAATATAAGCATATAGAGAGGATGATTTTCAATATGTCTTGGACTACAAGAGATAATTTCTATTTACTTGTCTTAGGCAGCAATGACGGGGTTAATTTCTCTATGATAAAAAAGGTTCATCAATATGCTATGATAGAAGACGAATCTAAACCAAGACAAGACTATTATCTATCAAGGATGTTAAGAAGTGTTAAATATATTGTTATATGTATCTTGTCCAGAGATTTACCTAATACAAGGATAGGCAATGTATATATCTCTGATAGACAAAAGAGGGCAATGATAGGAATAAGATAGTTATACGTTGCTTCTCATCTTAATCATAGAGAAATCTGTTTCTGATTTTATCTCCATAGGCATAGGTATTCTGTTAGATACTAATAGACCTATCCCAGAAGCCATAATAACGTCATCGTGATTATCTTTCCCGTCTTCTGCTCCAAGAGTGCCATCTTGTTTATAAACAAATTGGTCGCACTCAACTATCATCTGCCTGTCGTGTTCTATGAAGCCACTCTCACGCATAAGAGATATAAGGTTATCCACTATGGCTTGCTTACTATTTTTTGCACTTCCACTACCAGTGAAAAAACCATATTTAGGAGGCAGTCCCTCTTTTATACGTTGTGGGTCGTGGTCGGCATATAAGTTGCTATAATAAGGAACAACCTCGTTAAAGACGGTGAAAGTATGCACACCGTCTGTCTTCTGATGTTTGGAATCAATAGTGTTTCGTTCTATTACAAGTAATGCATTATTATATATCTTTGATATTTGGACGGCTTTCCATACCGCTAAATCAATATCGAGATGACCTCGCCAAGTTGCGACAAACTCATCAACACCACCCTCTATTCTCCAATATCTATCTATGACACGGATAACAGAGTAGTCCGATTTTTCGCTTCTCCCTCCTATATCCATACAGGTAATATAACGGTTGGTGATGTTTATGTCTTTGTCTGGAAAATCCCATATCTTAAGATTACCATTGCGGATATTTTCAATAAAATGTATATTCTCCAACGCCATCTGTCCTTTCTTACCATCGCCGATAATCTCTCCCGTGAATTTAGGTTCTCTGATACATTGCTTGATATTCTCTACATATTCTATATCAAAGACCCTCTCACCGATAGCCGTAAAAGCCTCTTCTGCTGTTGATGGGTTCTCGTTTTGCATCTTCTGAGGTTTGTAGTTGTTCAGGGTCATCGTTTCAAAATACCACTGAATACCCTCAAGAGTAGCTCCCAGTTTCCATAAGAATTTGCCATAATCGTTGAGATTATTATAATATTGTATCTTTTCATCATCGGAAGAGAACGGTAGTTGGAAGCGTACCACCTGCCACCAAGCGACAAAGATAGGACGGAAAGCACTCTCGCCACGTGTTGCCTTATCCCATTCCTCATAGAAGAAAGAGCCTTTTGATTTTGCCGTACTCTCCATTATTATACACGTATCAGGTAGAGGATGGACAGAACCTGATATGGACGCTATCAAATCATCGGGGTCGGTCTCTTTTGTTCTTTTCCACGACCCGACCTCAGAATAATGTATCATTTGCAAGTCCTCGCTTCGTAAAGATTCAGGCTTGACAGCAGAACCTATACGTATAACAGCACCGCTACCTTCTATCTGCTTGACTAACGGACTTCCAAGATTTCTTACAGAATATTCTCCGTCCATTGTTAGAGAGAGTTCAAAGATACGTTTGATTGTCAAGGCAGCAGACTGCACGTGTGCGGCAATAGCAAATGACCAATTCTTTTTTACCTGTGTTGCCATCCACTGCATATATAATGTACATACTGTTGATGAACCGAGCTGACGAGCTTTAAGAATGATAAGACGTATAGGCTTACCTGCAAGACGCATAGACTCTAATTCGTGTACTATGTATCGTTGATGAATATCTAATTTGAAGGGAACAATACGTTGAGTTTCTTTATGTTTTATATGACCTTTCTTTATTGCCCAATACTCAAAGTCGTGTCTAAGACGCAGTTTATATAGGTCTTTCAAAAATTTTATTTTGAAATCTTTTATCGTTTTAACGTTTGCTTGTTCTTGAGCAATCTTCGTTGGTTTATAGAGATGTAATCCTCCTTTGTCCATTATTTCATTCAATAAAGGATAAGCAGACATAGTTGATGGAAGATAGATAGTATGCTTTTTATCCAAGATAAAAGGAAAACGTTTTTCCAAAGATCCTTCTCCTGTCAGAGGATTATAGTCGGGGAAAAGTGTTTTCTTTCTATTCTCATTCTCTTTTAATATCTGGGTCTCTATACTCGTCATACTACACCACTGAATCAATTAATGCGACTTTATACATTGAGGGACTCAAGCGTTTAAGTTTTTTTTCGCACGACTCTCTATCTAATTTCTTTATTGCCTGATTTTTAGACATAATATTCATAGCCCTGCCAACAGACATATTTAACACATCACAGGCATAGAAATACTGTCTCAGTTTGTTTTTGGTTTTTTCTTCGGCTCTATATAATCTTATACGTAAGACAAGAGCCGCTACTTCTTCTTTTTCTGTCATTTATTATTTTTTTTGCAAAAATAATAAAAAAAAACACAAAATTCACATTTTGTGAAAAAAATATCTAAATATCATATATTTTTGCACAAAAATTTTTTTTGTAAAATGGAAAAAGAAAATTTAGAAAATCAAGTATCTCCTGAGGTAAATGGAGGACAGCAGACACAACAAGAAGAAAATCAACCTACAACAAGAGAGGTTTTTGAGAAGAGAATAAGAGATAAATATCCTGACTTAGACGAAGAGGGTATATACTCTTATGCGATGAAGAGCTATGATGGCAAGAAGAAAGACTTGACAGATATGCAGACTGCCAGCGGAGAAATCATAGACCTCTTGGAAAATAACCCTGATTCAATAGATTTTTTCCAGGCTATCAATGAGACTGGCGACGTAGAAGATGCTTTATTGTCCTTACCTCGTGATGTATTGCAGAGAGCTGTAGAGAGAATAGACAATGGTGAAAAACTGTCAGATAACGAGAAAGAGGAGAAAATAATAAAGCACAGAGAAAATATACTTGCACGCAAAAATCTTAAAAAGACAGTAAATGGCAACAAAGACAAATCATTGAAAGCAATAGAAGAATATGCTAAAGAAATGGGGACAACTCCAGAAGAGGTCATCAAAGGAATGCAGCCGATAATAGACAAGCTTATCAACAATGATATAGATAAGGATGTATTGAATATGTTCTTCTATAAGGATATTCTTAACAAAGAATATAACAGAGGAATAACGGAGGGAAAGAATAAGAGGATAGAAGATAAAGAACTAAAGAAAAGGACAAGTGGTTTGCCACAAGTTAAAGAAGCTAATATTGGGGTAGATAAGAACAAAAAATCTGTTGTTAGAAAAAATAGTTGGGAGAGACTTTTAGAAAACAGCAAAGAGGATTAATAAAAATAAATAAAAAGGAGGAAAATTATGAGAAAATTGGATTTTTTCGCAAATATCTTGCGAATGCCTGCAGGAGCGCAAGGGGCAGGCACATTTAACGGGAACACAACCTTGCAGCAGAATGGATATGATGGAGAAAGAGGAACGGTTACCATTCAGACTTTGGAAGAAGAGGGCGGCAACGATAGTATTCTTGACCAGGATATTGACCGTCGTCTTATAGAGATACGTCCATATGAGAACCCTATTGATACCATCGCACGTAATATTGACTCGGAAGATGTAACATCTATGGAGCCAAAAAATGCTTCAAGAGGAACGCTGCCTATTGAGGATAAGGTTACAGCTAATGTTGCAGTTTCTGCTTTTAATGTATCTACTTATGGTGCGTCAGTACTTATTCCTGTGCAGAATATTAATATGTGGATTAAGCACGACACTTTCTGCGTTCCTAAGAAAAAAAGCTCAGGTACAGGATTATCTGCCACTGAACATTGGAACTTCTACGTCTTAGAAGTACAACATCTTAACAATAAATTATTATGCACATTGCAGAATGATGTGGCTGAATTGCCTGCAACAGGTGATGTATTAGAAGCAGATGTTAAACTACAACGTTTAGCGACAGCAGTCAATGAACGAACCGCAATGATAGATGCTAACGAGTTATTGCCTGAGTACAACGATAACTATCAACAAATCTTTATGAAGACCATATCAATGGGATTATTGGCAGAACGCCACAAGAAGAAAGTTGATTTTACTTTTGACACACTTAGAGACCTTGATTTGTGGGACCTAAAAAGACAGATTGAAAGTGCTTATCTATGGGGACGCAAGGCTAAGTTTGCGGATGTGTCCGATAACAATAAGACAATATACACAACTAATGGGGTATGGAATCAGATAGATAGAGACTTTACATTGCCACAGACAATAACAGATACAACATTTATTGACTTGACTGAAGATGCATTTATTGGCAATAATGGTTCTGAAACCAAGTTATTATTTGCTGGACACGGATTGATGTCTGATTTAATGAAGTCTTTGTCATATAGAAAATATATGGAGCAACAAAAGACTCAAGTCGTAGCAGGTGTGGAATTTCATAAAATAAAGACAAATCACGGAACTTTACTAATTAAGCCTCACTCATTATTCGTAGGTGAACATTATCACGATGGTGTTATTCTTGACCCTGCTTTTATGTTTAAACAATATTTTCAAAGACCTAAAGTAGAACGTCCAGACTTATTGAAAGCAGGTAAAGACCGTTCAGAAAATGAGGTTGTATGGGAGGCATCTGCTCTTTGTCTTAAAAATTTACCTACTCACTTGAGAATAATTTCTCCAAGATAATTATTTGTTTTCATATTATTTTATTTTGATTGAAGAGGCTGATGATTTGTCAGCCTCTTATAAAAAAAAAGAATTATGAGAAAAATATATACATCGGAACGTATTGTCTTAGCAATAACAATACATATAGAAGACAGGACGCAGATAATAAAATTCACGGGCGGCATTAAAAGTAATGCATTGAAGATACCTTCTACATATTCAACATATAACAAAGAGATACAGGACGCATTAGAGAAACATCCATTATTCAACGATTTGTTTTTCTTATCTACAGACAAAGATATACAAGAGGATATTACTGAGATGGCTACAGCCACGACTATATCTGATAATGCCTTTGTAGAGAAGACCTTTAAAAACAAACAAGACTTGATAGAACAGATGTATAAACTTTTGCCAGATGTTAGTACCAATAAGAGAATGTCTAACGAAGAACTTATCTCGTTGGCTAAGGAAAAAGGATATTTGTTTAAACAAGAGTAAATTTAGGCGATGACTGAGCAAGAATTAATTAATTTATCTTTGATTGTATATGATGAGTATCATCCTCAACAAGCAGTTGATGAAGAGCTGAAAGAGATGCTAAGTTCTTTCATTAGAAGATACATCAATGAATATTTATGTCTCTTGCCGTCTAATTGCTTAAATAATGATTTAGTTGTATGTGTTGATAATCAATCAATCTCTAATGCTATAACACTTATAAATTATAGAGGTATTTGCATAGACCTTACTACTTTAGAAAAGAAGTTTCTAAAGTTGGTTTCGTTCCGATTAGAGAATTGGGAGCGGGCAGTATATGCAGAAGATGTCATAAATTCAGACAATCCACGCAGGAAACTACAAGAAAATAAATATACAAGTGGCAAGGTCTCTCGTCCTGTTGTAAGCATAGAGAATAGACACGGAAAGAAGAGCCTATGTGCTTGGGGTTATATAGGAGCAGATTATAAAATAAATGATTTTACATACATAAAGGAGTTAGGCTCTATAGAAGACTTTTTAACATTACCTGATTATCTTCTAACAGCATACATATATTATGTGCTATACTACCTATTTAACACTGTGCAAGAGTTGAAGTTAGCCGAGAATAGTATTATACAGATGCAGTCCTTACTTGAATTACACAAGATATACCCTACAATGCCAGAAGAATTTTATCAAGAAAATTCCTCTAAAAGACAGAGAAGATAATGACCAAATACGAAATAATCATAAGAATAGAAAAATTATGGGAGATGTGCCAATATTGGACACTCAACAGAGCATTTCTCATTGGAAATCCTAATGTATCAAGAGAGAGCTTAAATGATACGTATGGTCTGACAGAGGACGATAAGGATTATTTCTTTTTAGATTATATGGATTTTGTATCCAATCAACTTGTTATTAGTAACGTTTGGCAATTATTAAGACGCAACAATAAAGCGGCTTGGAGTGGGAAAAACATAGAAATAGATAAAGAAAAAGGCAAAGTACATTTCTATATAACTGCACAAGAGGGATGGACAGGATTTGAATTTCAAAGCGTATTATATAAATATCTTCAGTTCAAAATCCTTTGGTGGTGGTATAAATTAAAGAACAAAGATGAGGTATTACAGAGGATAGAGATATTTTTAGCAACCGTAGAGGAGCAACTACTGAATAGTATTGCTGACAGTACAAATGGCGGTTACGCAACAGGCAAGATAATATATCACGATGGTTTCGTGAATAGAACGGTAGAAGAGGTGGCTATCAATGCTAACTATACTATTGTCATAGACGATGGTTCAGACCCTGAGCCGCCAGAACCACCACAACCTATATTCCAAGATGTTAACAAATATAAGTTTTCATTAGATTTGCCGTCTCGCACTAAAGACCTTAGTAAGATAATGGCTGAGGTGTCGGTGATAGACTACACCTCCGAGAGTAGTCAGCTTTGTAAGTGTCTATGGAAGATATATCAAGTTAAGACTTCGGGCGAGGACTCATTACTATATAATGAGACAACATTCAAAGATGTTAAGTTAAACGAACAAGAACCACAAGGACAGATAGACTTTCTTTTGTCGGCACAAGGAGAGAAGATTCCTGCTTTGGCTAACTTAATTAATGGTGATAAGATATATATCAAGTTCTTCTGGATTACAGAGCATAGTGGCGAATCTATCTTTACAGACAGTATCACAAGCACAACGACAGAAGTTCAGATACCTAAACCAAGACTATTCTCAAGCACATTTGCAATAGAGTATGAATAATTAAACAAGATATATTATGGCAACAATAAGTAAAAATCAGATAGAGGATAACATATCGACGAGGATAATACAGAAGACTGAAGAAGCAAGTATAACTAAGAATGATATTGCAACAACATTATTAGAGATGCTGACCTATACATATGAACAAGATGAAGAGATAAGAGGCTTGGCGATATATGTTATGAACAAGAGACGTGTCCTGCCTAACACAACGGAAGGTGTCAGATTGTTCTGTATCTGTTCGCAGGCAGGAAGATATACTGACGAAGAAGAGACGGTGGGCTTAATCGTTAATGATGGAGAACACTGCATCTTATATTATGATGGTAACACGTGGGAGAAGATGACTATCAATACTCTTGCACAAGACATCAACAGCAGTGATAAAAATATCTTAGCATCTCAATATCTTGTCAAGACGCTCTATGATAGATTAAACAACAGTATAGGAAATGTAAGAGATAGTATTCCAGATGTTAGTGGTTTTCTCACACAGGCAGCAGGTGATGGACGGTATGTATCAGACAATGATTATTCTACTGACAGAGATGCTATGGAATTAAGAATATCTAACCTCGAAAAATATAACGGTTCTGTGTATTCTTATGAATTATTATCTTCACAAGCCGACGGAAAGAATACGCTCTTCAGCACATCGCGGAAGTTTATTGCTGGCAGTACAAGAGTATATCTTAATGGGCAGAGATATTTTAGGGATATATCTTACGTAGAAGAGATAGATAACCAGAGCATAAGGGTGCAAGATACCTTACCTGAACGCAACGACATCTTCGTTATTGAGGCTATCTTCATTGAATCAGAAGAGTAACATTTCTTTAAAAAGATACGATGATGAAGGGAAGTGAATATAATAAGATAAGAGGCAGACAGGTAGAGTTTGTTACCGAAGATATCATAGAGGAACGCTTTAAAGATAACAGTATTCCATTGAGGAAGATAAAAGACCTCGACAAAAACTATCCTTCTTATTCCGATTTAAATAGAGCAGTAGAGAAAGCTGTAGATAAGTATAGTGGTTATGAATTGATAGTTAAGAATATATCTAATTTACAAAAGGAGTTATATGAGTTAGTCATAGATGTAACAGAGGAAGACAGGTATAAGTTAGTGTCTTATGCTAAGGAACATCTGCCAATAGTAACAGTTGTCAGAGACGACGGTAAAGAGATACATTGCACCGTGCTATATGACAGAACTAATAAGACAATATTAATAGAATGGAATGAATCTTTTAATGGAAAGATATTTATTTATTAAAAAAGTATTAACAAAATTTTAAAAAAGGAGTAATTTATGGCTTATGAAGTTTATGGAAATTTAGACCTTCATTTAGGTCAATTGAAAAACACGAAGTTTGAACAGGTAACAACTTTACCTACGGCATCAGCAAGCGAGTATGGTAGATTAGTACATCTTGTGCCTGATGATATTGTATATCAATGTCAAAAACAAGGAGATAATTATCTGTGGCGTTCGTTGCAGATTAAGAATGTTACTGTAACAGGTAATGGTAACGTAGTTACAGATGTAAGTTATAATGGTACAGACCATACTATAACCATCACCAAAGGTATAAGTGCAGTAGAACAAGAAACAGGTAAAGGGTTATCAACTAATGACTATACTACCACAGAGAAGAATAAGTTGGCTGGTATTGCTGCAGGTGCAGAAGTAAATCAAAACGCTTACGCCAACGTTAAAGTAGGAGCGACTACTATCGCAGCAGGTAGTAAGACAGACACGATAGAATTGGTGGCAGGTAGCAACAACGTAACCATTACACCAGACGCAACAAACAAAAAGGTAACAATATCTGTGGATGATACAGACCTTAGCGGATATATACCTACATCACAAAAAGGAGCAAACAATGGAGTGGCTACATTAGACGCACAAGGTAAAGTGCCTTCAAGCCAACTACCTTCTTATGTTGATGATGTGATAGAAGGTTATTACTATAATGGTAAGTTCTATCGTGAAGCTGCTCACACTACTGAGATAACAGCAGAGGCTGGCAAGATATATGTAGACCTATCAACAGACAAGACTTATCGTTGGGGCGGCTCCGCTTATGCAGTGATTAGCGAGACATTAGCATTAGGAGAGACAGCAGGCACTGCCTATGAAGGAAGTAAAGGTAAAGCATTGGAAGACACCGTCGCAGACACTTCAGCACAAAACCCTACACTTGCTTGGGGAACACAGACTACATTAGGTAAGGCTAATGGAACGACATTCAAACTTACTATGCCTGCCAACCCTAACACAGACACACACGTAACAGCAGTTGAAAACCACTACACTCCTCAAGAAGATACTAATGCACAGATTAACGCAACAAGTGGTAATTATATCAGTGGTATCAAAAGAGACGCCGCAGGACACGTTACAGGTATTCAAGAGAATGCTTTACCTACTGACACAGGTGCTACATCTGTTAATGTAACAGGTAGTGGTAATGCTGTTACAGGTGCAAGTTATGATAGCACAACAAGAAAGATGACCTTGACAAAAGGCACTACATTCTTGACATCACACCAAAGCCTTGACGATTATGTTAATACCCTTAATGTTACGGGTACAGGTAATGCTATAACTAATATCACCAAGAGAGGTAAGACATTAACAGCAACAAAAGGCAAAGTCGGTACTGCCGTTGTTTATAAAACAAATCCTTTAACAGGTTCAAATGGTACTATCTCGGCTTCTACTCACGGCTTAAGCGAGATATATAGTGCTGAAGCATACGTTGCAGGAAAGAAAGTGGAACTTGATAATCTATCCATAGATGATGCTACAATGGATGTATCTTGGTCATCAGGCAGTTATTCTTTCACATCCTCAAGCGTCTTCGTGATTAAGTTAATTGGTTTATAAACAATAGGTTTTTTAATTGGATTCAGGGGTCTGTTTTGAATGGCAGACCCCTTTTAAAAAAAGAAAGAAATGGGACAAGAGATTTACGGCGATATGACCGCCAATAGAATAAAAAAGCGAAACGGAACGGCTGATGAGATACTGCTTGGTAGTGGGCAGACATTGTCATATATAGATGATATAAGAGGTCATTTCCCTGCAGTAATACAGATAGGTAGTACAGCAGCGGGTAATGTAATAGATAATCTTCCTGCGGAAATATTTCAATTGGGAGGAATCTACGACACTATTGTTGTCCCTCCTTGTGGTGGTGGAACGCTGGATTTCTCATCCATTGTCAGAGGCTTAGTAGATAGAAATTTTCATATATCTAAAAACCGATTTCATATATATCTGTTGTATATAACAGGGAATGTTACGTTGGAAGGTGCTATGGTTAATCCTTTTGTGGATTGTAGTGGAAGTGCTGTTGCAAGACCGCAGTTAATGAAAAATTATTCTTATAAATTAGAATGTTATTTTGTAGATAGTGTGAATAGTAAGAAGTATCCTTATCCGATATGCTTTGTGGATGTTACTCCTTTTTATAGAGTTGATGGAATGAATTTAGTTGATGCTAACAAGGATTTTGACTATGCTTTAGGAGTTCAAGATATGCCAAAATAAACAGTTTATGATTATGGAAACGAGCAAAAGAGGTATAGAATTGATAAAAAGTTTTGAGGGATTGAGGCTTAAAGCCTACAAGCCTGTAAAAACGGAGAAGTATTGGACAATAGGTTATGGTCATTGTGGCAGAGATGTGGTGCAGAATATGACGATAACAGAGGAGCGAGCCGAAGAGTTATTGCGGCAAGATTTGAGGAAGTTTGAACACGCAGTGAATAGAGTTGTTGGGGTAATAGAACTGAAGATGGCTACACTCAAGCAGTGTCAGTTTGATGCTTTGGTTTCTTTTTGTTATAATGTAGGGGTTGCAGCCTTTGATAGTTCTACATTGCGGAGGAAGGTTATATGGAATAATGAAGACAAGAGCATAAGAGATGAGTTTATGCGATGGTGTTATTCGGGGAAGGTAAGACTTAAAGGATTAGAGAAAAGACGCAAGGCTGAAGCAGATATGTATTTTAGCGAAGAATAGAAAGGGTGAGAAAATGGAACAGATAAACAGAATTATTGTTGCAGTATTATCGTCGGTGATAGGTTATCTCTATCCATCATTGGCGTATATCTTAGTTGCCTTGATGTTTATCCTCATAGATAACGTCAGCGGATATTATTGCAATAGGAGAGTAAAAAACAAATATCCTGATAGGGTCAAGAGTGATAGATACTCCTCATATAAGGCGTGGAAGACCATCAGGACGATGGGTTACGCTATCATAGTCATATTAAGTTTTTTCATCGTAGAAACACATATTACGAGTAAATTGACGGAGTTTCCATTGACTGCTGCAGTCAGTCTGCTTATATGTGGAGTAACAGGGTTGAGTATCTTAGAGAATTGGGCAACTGCTAACGACAATGCACCTAAGTGGCTTAATATCTTGAAGAAGTTCTTAGTGGATAAGACTGAGAGATACTTTGATGTGGATATAGACAATGATGGGAGGATAGGCAATAATGATGACAAAGAAGATAAATAGAGTTGTTGCTTATGTCTTGTTGCTTGTTGCTGTATTACTGATAATATATAGCAATAGTAGGATAAGACAGGAGAATAAGAGGTTGCAGGATAATCAGACGGCGTTGATGAAGAGAATACAGGAGCAGACGCTGAAGGACGGAACACACAAGGTAGAGAAAGAACGGTTGTTGCTTGCCCGTAATGAATTAGAAGGGACAAATGCCGAACTTGAGAGAGAATTAAAACTACTAAAAATTAAGTATAGTCGTCTTAAACAATATCAACAGACAAGCACAACGGCTCAATATATTATAGACACGATAGAGATAATAAGAGAGGATAAGAGGGATAATGATACTATTTCCTCAGTTAATTATGTTAATCCATATATTAATATCTCGGCAGAGATACAAGATAATAGACAGATGCATAACGTTAATATTACTACTTATGACACTATTACAACTATTTTGAGTAAAGAGTATAGGAAGAAGTTTTTGTTTTTCCATTGGAGACCGTATTATAAGGTAACGATACATAATAAGAACCCGTACAGTAAGATAACGAATGCTGAGTATGTGGAAATAAAATGATTTTTTAATAATAGGGGGTATAAAAAAAAATAGCCCCCATCTCATAAGGAAAAACTCTCACCTTTTCCCTTATATAAAAGTGTCCCAGCACTACGACAGAGGCTTACGCCTTAAAGTGATGCTGGGACATCTTTATATGATATATATCATTTGATGAGAGAGTGCAAAAATAATAAAAATAATTAAATTGATAAAAATTTTTAATAAAAAATGAGAAAAGAAAATAAGTTATATAATATAACATTATCTATATCTCTTCAAGAAGGTAAAGAATTAATAGACCTTTTGTCCCAGATAGGAGAAGAGAAGATTAGCAAATACCAAGCCTGTAAGTTAGTCAATTGTTCCCGTGCAACATTTGACAACTTGGTTAAAGCAAAGAAACTCCCGAAAGGAAGAAAGCAGGCAGGATTTAAAGAATTGTTTTGGTTAAAAAGCGAGATAGAAAAATTTTTGCAAAAAAACTTGCAAGAATAAAAATTATTTGTAATTTTGCAGACAGATAACGACTAAGAAAAGGTTTGTCCTCTTAGATAGAGGTTTTTGTTTGAATTTCTACTATAGTAGATAAAAAAACCGTGAAGATATAGATTTAGTCGTTATCTTTTTTTTATTCCTAATACTTTATATTGATTATCTCGCTGTTACAAAGTTTTTAGTAACGTTATGTTTTTTCTTTTTGCCATTATATCTTTGCATTATCAAATTGCAATTTGAAAGACAAGTAAAATTTATTTATTAACCAAAAACAAATAAAAAAATGGCAGAAACAGATAAAATAGTAATGTTTCCTGATTCTCAGAGAGGTATAGACCCTGCTATTCTACTTGCACTAAGTGGCAATAATGGAGGTTGGGGAGGAATGAACAATCCTTTATGGATGATGTTTATGTATCCTTTTATTTTGCCTTTTATGAGTATGTATGGTAATGGTTTAGGTGGTTTCGGTGGTTTCGGCGGTTTCGGCGGAAATAATAATGGTGTTGGATTTTTGGCAAATCAACTTAACAATGACGCTGGCAGAGATTTAATTTTGCAAGCTATCAATGGCAGAGCAGATGCTATAAGTCAGTTAGCAACATTGACAAACACCAATGTTAATAGTGTAAGAGATAACATCGCTATCGTTAATACCAAGTTAGGAGAAATAGGTTCTCAGATAGGTATGTCAGGATTGCAAGTTATCAACGCAATACAATCAGGCAATGCTTCTCTTGCAAGTCAATTGGCTCAATGCTGCTGTGAGAACAGACTGCTTACAACACAACAAGGCTATGAAGCACAGATACGCACCTTAGAACAAACAAATCAATTAGGCTCACAGGCTGACCGCAATACAAGAAGTATCACAGATGCTATCGCAGCACAAAGCACAATGATAACAAAAGAGTTCTGTGACCTTAAAGAACGTGATATGCAAGATAAGATTAATGCTTTGACAGCAGAGAATGCAACGTTGAAAACAACAGCAAACAACAATGCTCAAACTGCACAGATAGGAGCAATGATTGCTCAACTGCAAAATGAGTTAAATCAAATCAAGGCATCACAGCCACAGACCATAACATTACCATTGAATAACTATCAAGCAGTGCCATCATTGTTGGCTAATGCAGGAGCAGACTTCGTGGCAAGTTATTGGGCTAATAGATTGTTTGGTGCTACTAATGGTTCAACAGGGACAACAGGCGGAGCAACCGCATAATGTTTAAATTTTAAAAAAAGTATTAATTATGTTTGCGAATCTAAATCAAGGCAGTATAATACACGTTTTAAGTTTAACTGATGGTATCAAGTATAATGTAGGTACTATTGAGAATGTGTCCTATCCCAATGCTAACCCTTATCATATAGGCGTGCAGAATATGGGTTCTTTTATTAATCTAAAAGTTAATCTGAACGGTAAAAGCACCACAATAGAGGGTGTGTTAAGGAATAGCGATATATCTAAGACTGACAACTATATTATTACAACAAGTAAAGAGACAATGATTGCTCAGGTTGAGGGATTATTGCAGTCAAGCAAAGATATTGTTGATAATATAGATAAATATAAAAACAATATCAAGGAATGTAAAGAAGTGTTAAAGCAGATAAGTCCTCAGTATGCTAAAGAATCTGACCGTGATACAGCAATAGCAGACTTATATACTAAGGTCGGTGGATTAGACGATAAACTTGATAGCATATTATCTGCCTTGAAGCAAACAAAAAACAGGAATTAGTTATGGCAGGAATATTAATGTTACGAGGCAGTGATAATACAGAAGAGTTAATGCACAAGGCACATAAGGCTAAGAAAGCAGTATGTGAGTTGGTAGAGGAACTTGAAGACACTGCACAAGAGATGCGAGAAGAATACGGAGAAAGAAGTTATCGTTATGATGATGGAGAACGTATGTATCGCACTGATAGAGATTATCGTGGTAGTAGATACGACTACAGACGATATTAGTAATTAACGAAGAATTGAAAGGGGGGACTATTTGTCCCCCTCAGTTCTTATATGAATTATAGTAAAATGGAAAGAGAAAATCTGACGAAATATGACAAGTTGCCCGAGAGTATGATAAACTACTTACGGTATAATGGAAAGCATTTTAACAAGAAACTATGCGACTTTGCTGTGAGCAAGATGAAAGATAAAAATGGCAGGATTACACCATATACTAAGGAACAGATAGAGATGGTGCTTAAATCGCAAGGGATAGTTTTAAAAAATAATCAATTATATGACCACGTGTATGTTGCCAATATGTGTAAGGCGGATTATTTGGGTTCTTCTATTGTTGATGAGCCACATTTGGCTTTATATGTTAGAGATGTTATTGATGACCCCGATGGCTATGATGGAATGGTATTTAATCGGTGGTATGCTGATATGTGTTATTTAGGCATAGCGATAGATTGGGAAGATATGTTGTGATAAGGCAAGATATATACATTAGAGAATATTGGCACGTTGTAGTTTTTTACAACATCAAATTAGCAAAAGGTATTGAGGGTTACACGAAGACAGATTACGGCAAACGATTAAGTATTGTCGCAATTGGGAAGACTTATTCGGCAGATAATTTTCTTAATACTATAATCCACGAGGCTAAACACGTACAAAGTCATATATGCAAGTATTATAATGTAAAAGAAGACGGGGAACAGGCAGCATACTTAATAGGTTACCTCGTGATGAAAATGTATAAGGTTTTTAAAATTTTACTGCGATAGAATATTTTCCATTTGTATGGTGTTTTTTTTGACACAAAAATGCCACAACTTTTTAATACTTTAAAAAAATAAACGGCTTAAACCTCTGTGTTTAAGCCGTTTTAAGTTAAATTTGAATATCTCATTGTTGTCCTACATAGAAAGAATAAAAGTTTATATTGTTTCCTTATTTGAGTCTTTTTTTCCGATTTTCTGTTAGTTATGATTTATGAAAGGATTTTATATTTCCTTAAAATTCCCTTATTTTCTGCTAAAAGTGCCACAAAAAATGCCACAACTTTTTTCGTAAAAACTTGTTTTACTTATTTTTAATAGATTTTTTATTAAATAAATTTTCATTTTTTTTATTTTCTGATTATTTTTTAAAAAAATTATAGATATAGTCTCCTGCTTTTCTCAAGGCTGTTGCCATCTGTAGTTCATCGGCTTTATCCAACCAACGGACGTTTTCTAATTCGGAGCGTTTTTCTTCGCTATCTGACAGCATTACTTCGGCTGTAAAGCGTGGGAATATCTTTCTTCTTATCCACATTGCTCCGTTTTTTTCAAAGAACTCAAAAGATTTGCTTATATCTTCTTTATCTTCAAGACTTATCTCTTCTGCTCTGATATTAACGTTATCTTGTTCTGATAATTCGCCCATAGCGTCTAATTCGGCAAAGAGTTTTATGAATGCCTGCTGGACATTGTATGCTTCTACGTTGGTATTTATCTCTGTGTCTTTGCCTACTTGTCCTGTAATATGGTATCTTTTCATAATTTTAATTATTTAAAAAACTTTTCTTTTTCTCTTTTAGAAAATACATTTGAATTCCTTACAAGAGTTAAGATTTCATCAAGGTGTTTGTCCTTGAGGGTGCTTACTAATCTTGTCTGTTTATCTGATATTGATTTTGTTAATGTAGTCTTATTCAATTTTGTTATTTCTGTGCAGGAGAGAAAAGAATCATAATCTAAAAAAGTATAATCTTTTCGGAGTAAAGGATATTGTAAATTAAGCAACTCTTGTTTGTTGAATATCATTCTATGAATATTGGAATTGATAAAAAATAACCCGATATAGTTTTCTTTATCTTCTCCTATTATGACAACAAATTTCCCGTGTCCGATAGTTTTAAGAAACAAATCGGTATGTAAAATTGCACCTCGTTTGACAAATAAAGCGGTAGGTAAGTCCATAATTTATGCTGGTGAGCAGTTGTTTAACGCAATTTGTTCTTTTACGAAATCTATATAATTGGAATTTTCGCCTTTTTCCAGAAGCATATTATCTATTGAGATAGGATAACCTTGTGCAGTGCTTCTCCACGCATAATCGTGAGATTTTTCTCTAACTTCATCCCAAGAGAGATTGCCGTATTTTTCTAATGAGTCGTTTAATTCTTCAATATCACTTTTAGACAAATAATCTAAATCAGCCTCTTTTAGAGGTTCAATAAAATTAAAATTGACAACTTTAAAAAACTCTGTGAATTGTTTTACCTCATTTGCAAAAAATCCATCACCTCGCATTGCTTTGAAAATATCATATATATTAGATGGAACAGGACCGTCTTTCATCGCAATATATGTATCTCCTGTTATGGAACGAGAATATTTAGCAAGATGATTTCTATCAGAAAAGTATAAGATTTTAAATATTTTGTGAAAATCTTTTCGGGTTAAATTACTTGCGATGTACAAAACAGCCTGAATGGCTTTTTCTACGTTGAACTTTTGGTTTATGGTTTTCATTTATCCTTTATATATCTGTGGCAAAATTACATATTCTTTTTTATATTGCAATGTTTTTGCCACAAGATTACAAAAAAAGAGAGAACGCTGTGGCGTTCTCTCTACACAAATTGAAAGCAATTCACAATTTGCAATCCATACACAAGAGTAAAAATTTTTTTATTTTCGTTTCAATCCACGCAACCAAATTGGTGCGACTTTTGTTGTGATTTGCATTGCAAAATTACAAATAATTTTTAATTCTGCAAAATTTCTTTTAAATATTTAAAAAAAATGTATTTTTGCAAAATAATAACAGTGCCACTATCATTAACTAACAGATAGATTGCACTTAAAAATAGGACGGTAGGGAGTGGCAACACTCCCTCTTTTTTTATTCTTTTATTAAATCTACAATCCACCGCATAAGGTGGTTGAATAAGTCAATATCTGTTATTGCTTCAATTGTTGCTTCTTGTCTTTCTATTGGGTTGGGATTGTTTTTTATACTTTCTTCTGCTTCTTTGCGGGTTTTGAAAACAGTCCCAGCAACGTATTTATTTCCTCTTCTTATTATGTAATACTTCATTTCTTTTTTTTAAAAAGAGTGGCACTCAGATAGTGCCACTCCCAACTAAAAATCAAAAAATATAAAACAATTAACACCAACCATTCAGTTAGAATGGTAAATCGTCTTCTGGCACAGGGGCAGCGTCAAACTCTACCTGCATTTGTGATACGGCAGGATTGCCTTTGAACACCTCCTTATGTCTTGGTTGTGGTGGTGTCGGCGTTGCAGTGCCAGACGGTATGGCGTTTGTATTCATCGCAACATTGCCGTTGGCGGTATTTTTTTGCATAGCAAAATAGATATTAGCAAAAGAGACCTGCTTATTAACATAAGTCTCTCCCACTTTGCTTTTAGTTACTGCTATTTTGGGCTTGCCGATAACCATAACTTTGCGTCCTTTGGTAAGGTATTGCACGTCTTCTACGTTGCAAAAGACATCCCACCACGTTGTTTCGTATTCATCTGTTCCGTCTTGATTTGTTCTGCCTGTTTTTTCGTTGCAGGCAAGAGAAAAGGTGGCAAATTGTCTGCCGTTAAGTGTTGTCTTTACTTGGGCTTCTTTACCTATAATGCCCGTCAATCTAATTTCTTGCATAATTTTACTTTTTTTATTTTTTTAATCTATTTAAATTCGTCTTAATGCACAAAAGCATTTCATTGATAATCTCTCTTGTTTGGTCAATCTTAGAGATAGTGGAGCCTATCTTGTATTGGAGATAGAAAGAGATGTCTCTATCCTTATAAGCCGATAATTCATTCTTGCATTTCTGCAAGAGTTCATTTATCTCTTTTAGTTTTTCTTTTAATTCCATTCTTGTCATTTGTTTTATTTGTATTTTTTTAAGATTGTTACCAACTTATCCGCCCGATAATTAGGACGGGAATTTTCGTAATCATCATAATACTTAGCAAGTTGTTCTCGGGAGAAATCCAAGCCATCTCTTTTCTTAAAGAGAGGTGTAAAATATGGATACACAATGTGTGTTTTAGTTTTGAACATATTATGTGCAATGAATTTGCACGTTTTCGCACAATACTTGTAACTATCAATCCATAGATATATTGACCCTTGTTTTTTTAGAAACTTTTCTTTTTGTAATTCTCTGAGTAATAGTTTTAATTGTGCTTTCTCTTCAAGTTGTTCTTCAATTTGGATTTTCATATATTTTGATTTTTTAAAAATTCTTCAAAAGTTATGGTATAAAATTTCTCTTCAAGATTACTCTTATAGAAGATAGAAAAAGTATCTCCAATTGGTCTAAATCTTATTATATAATCACAGTCTTTTATTTGTTTTTCTAACTGTTTTTTGATAAAATCATACTGCTCGCTGAAGAGTTGTAATCCTATTTCAGTAATGCTTGTAATCTTTTCTCTTCTCATTATTTTTCTTATTCAATGTTTTCTACTTGTACAGGTACAGGCATTTGCTCTGCCTCTTCTACGGCTCTGTACTTCACGCCGTTTGTTACAATCTCTTTTTCTATTGTTTCATAACCAGTAGTATTACTACTATAAATTACTTCTTTCTTACCCATTAGGTAATAATAACAATAATTTTTGAGAACGCACTGTTCGTTAATACAGGTTTCCAAATTGTAAGGTTTTGTACAACTAATCTCTTCCATAATAACTGCATGTAAATACCCTGATGCTTTCTGGTAAATGAAATCATCATAATAAAATTTTTGCTTGTTCTATTAAATTTCTAAAATTAATACAGAATTCATCTCTAATCTTTTGCGTTTTAAAAGCTAATAAGCATGATATTCCATATCCCATTTTCAATTGTACTATATTTTGCTCTATACAAATACAGTATTTAGCTTCAAATGTCTTCCAATCAGGTTGCCAACCCTCATTATAACAATCTCGTAACTGTATTAATTGGCATAATGCAATCATTGCTTCTGCATACTCTTTATTAGGAAGGAGATTAGCATCAACTGCAGGGTCTCTTTGTCCTTCAGTATACTCGTATATTCTACAATCAGCATTTACAAAAAACTCCCCTCTTTTTATAGGGTAATTATCACAAAATTCTTCCCAAGTTTTAGGAAGTTCTTTTCTTTTATTTTCTTTTTCTTCTATTTTTTTGAATTTTATATATTCAAAAGTAGAATTTTCTTTGTCTATTACATACCCTTTTGGTATTTTAATTTTTACTTCTTTCATTTTTTTTGTTTTTTGTTTTTAAAATAATTTTGTTTGTCTTTTTTCAACTCTTATTGTAGAGTTAATTTAGAAAAGAGGTGAAATTATTTTTCTCATATTTTCTTTTATCTTGTATTAAAACATACTGCTGACCTCGCTCTATTCGGCAGTAATGTTCCAATTCTGACTTAATATTATTGGGTTGTGGTGTTATGACGTCTAATTCGTTGAATTGGGCAAGACATTGTTGAGCCTTCGCATACTCAGTGATTGTCAAACTATCTTCATCTATAAGCACAGCATTATTATCTCTCTTATATCGGCGTATGTAATCCTCAGCCATACGTCTATCAACGCAAGTGTATAATATCTGCCCTTTGTTTTGTACTGTGTATATTTTCATTGTATTATATTTTTATTTATTGTTCAAGTTTTATATCTATTATAAGTAAACAAACGATTGCGGGGCTTTTTTTATCCCTAAATCAGTAAGTTTCTTTGGATGCTTGTATTTTCTCACATTGCCAATTTTAATGGCATAAGCCTTTGTCTTTCCTGTGAAGTATGAGCGATAGAATTTTTCCGTAATTCCCGATGAGTACTTAGTTTCTTGCCATATTTTATCTACATCGCCAGAAAGAATTGTATCCACATCAAATTCTCCTATTACTTGTTGGCAAGGAAAAGAGGCATACACAACTACAGTTCTAATGTCTTTAGCAAACATTCCCTTTCGGAACTCAAATTTTTTTGTTCCTTCAAATATTTTTTCTGCAAATTCTGGCTTAATAGATAATAAAACTTTCATTTCTCTCCCATCTTTGAAGTTTTCTTTCTTTATCATCTTTCTGATGGTATTCCACAGTTCGGGCAGGTTCTTTTTTTCCTCGTTCCTACTATAACTATAACTTATTAATTTTTGACCGTTTTCGTACCAACTCTTTTCGTCTATTTGACCGTTATCGTACCACTCCTCGCACAGACCATCACGTATTCCGTCTTTAAAGTTGCTGCTTATGCTCTTTTGTCCATTTTTGTGCCACAACTCATACTTGCCATTAAGTTTATCGTCCTTGAAGTAACAACGTTCATATATCTGACCGCTGGAGTACCACATCTCGTACTTGCCATCACGTCTGCCGTCTTTGTAATTTATTCTCTTAAACATTTTTCCGTTGGAGTACCATCTCTCAGACAGACCATCACGTCTGCCGTCTTTGTAGTTTATTCTCGCCTCTATATGTCCTTCATAGAACCAACTTTCAGATAGACCGTTAAGTTTCCCGTCCTTGTAATTACATCTATCTAATATGTGTCCGTTTTCGTACCAAAACTCATATAAGCCTTCAAATTTTCCTTTCTTGCATGTGCATCTCACAGTCATCTGCCCGTTGGAGTACCACTCCTCGTATCCGCCGTCATATCTTCCACCCTTAAAGTTAGCGGATAAAATAAGCACATCATTCTTATTCCATTCTCTATATAAGCCATTCTTTTTATTCCCTGAGAATTTATTTCCAACAGTTTTGCCCTCTCCTGTCTCCATATCTACCTCCATTATTGAGGAGCGTCCTAACCTGTCATTAGGTATCTTCATCTCAATTGGTATCTTATCACCGTGCGATTTATTGCTTAAATCCCACCATTCTGAATGAGAACTTGAAGAAGCACAAAAAGACACTATCTTACCATCTTTAAATGCTACTTTCTTTTGTGTGCCATTATAATTGTTCCAGTAATTCCACGCTTGAGAAGTTAATTCACCAGTGCTTTCACTCGCATATAATAGACACCAACCATTATAATAATGTCCATTAACAGTAAGATGGCTGTTCATCAGTTCTCTTACTGCTCTTTGTCCCTTTCTTGTATTAGCAACATCATAAACGGTAATCCCATTACCATAGTCTTTCTTATTAGTTAAGACGTCAGGAAATGTGTCGGGTGATAGATATTCTTTTTGCTCATCATCTGGCATATTCTTTTCACGCCATTCTTTGACGATTTCACCCGGTGCATTATAACGCATAGGGTCTATTTTCTCCTTTCTGCATATCTTCAAAGCTTCATCAACGGTAGGCTGGTCTTCAGGCAGCCTTATGCTGCCATTACCTACCCACTTAGCCATAGACAACTGAGCAATTGTTTCTTTATGCTCTACATATTGTTCAAAAGGTGCTATATCATTCCCCTTTAGTAGTTGGGATATACGCCCTTTATTCCGTTTGCTTATTTGCATTTTTTTATTTTTTAAATATTACATACAATTGTTACATATTCTATTATCGTTAAAGACTAAACTATGCATTAACTTTCCATCGTCATCCCAACATTCATACAAACCATCATATTTTCCATCTTTATAATTGCACTTTTCATACGTCTGGCCGTTAGAGTACCATTTTATAGATAGGCCATTTTCTTTACCATCTTTCCAATTACTACGCTCAGCCATCTGACCATCATAGTACCAACTCTCATATAATCCATCAAATTTATCATCTTTGTAATTGCACCTTATTGACCTCTTCCCATTTTCGTACCAACTCTCATATAGTCCGTTAAGATTGTCATTCTCATAATGTTCTCTCACCATTGTTTGTCCATTCTCGTACCAGCTTTCAAACAAACGTTTCCTACCCTTGAATTTCTTTCTTATCTTCATTTGACCGTTGTCATAGTAATCCTCGTATATCCTGTTTAAATTTTCCATTGTTTTTGTTTTTTTAAATTTAGCAATTATTAACTATTTCACTGTCTTTAAAGGTTAAACGCTTTATTAATTTTCCATTCTCATCATATTCCTCATACAATCCATCAAGTTTATTGTCCTTGAAGTTCTTTCTTGTCATCATCTGCCCATTGTCGTACCATTGCGATTTAAGTACTAAGTGTAGTGTTTTTTTTGTTTTTTCCATCTCTTTTTTGTTTATAAAAATGCCTTGATTTACCCTTTAATTTCAATTCTGAGAGGTTTTCTGCCTTTAATTTATCATTTACCTTTCTAAAAGTCTCTTAAAACGGCTTATTTTAAGTTTCTTTTTTTAAAAGTTGAATTTGTATCTATCCAAGAGGAAGTCTAAGCAAGAGAGAACAAATAAAGTGAAAGAACCTGTGGGGAACAACAGATAATCAAAAACTATCTCGTACCCTGACTTATCTTGCCAGCATATCTGCTTACTCTTTTCGTTGATGAACAGTGAGCCGTATTCACTCAACAAGTATTTCTTATACGCTATCGTTTTTTTCATTGTTTTTTTGTTTTATTTCCTATAACTCGGAGCAGTGAAGGTAATTCTCCAAAACATCTCTTTTATTCTATCCGCTACTCTGTTGTCGTACTTGCTTGTTATCTGTTCTATAGTTAGATTCGTTGTAATTATCGTCATCTTATTTTTGTCGTATCGTTCAAATAATAATTCAGCAAATGGACAAATAACATTACCGTAGTTCTTTACTCCGCTTTCTTCTACTCCAACATCATCAATAAACAGTCGCAAAACGTTCTTGTAATGTTCAAACCTCTCTTTGCTTTCTCTTGCCGATGTTGATAACTCATAGGCTGTAATCTGCTTTATTGGGTCTCGCCATATCTCTTCTCCCTGTTGATATATCTTGTTGTAGAGATTGATTAACTGGATAACTGCTCTCGCAAGTGTTGTCTTACCGTTGCCTACAGTTCCACACAACAACAAGCCTTGTTTGTTGCTATCGTATAGCCAAGAGATAGTCTTGTTGATGTTGTTGGCAAATATATCGCTGTTTATTAGATTTTTACCTTTTCTCTCAACTTCTTGTTGATAGAACAATACCAACTTCTCTATTGCTTGCTCTCTCGTTATCTTTGGCAACTTACTCTGTATCTCCGTATTCTGTGATGAACTCTGTGCCAATGTCTGCTGTATTAAGTTCTTGATTGTTTCCATTGTTTTGTTTGTTTAATTGTTTATCTGTCTGTATTTTAAGTGGTAATTTCTTCGCTATAAAATTCAAAAAATGATTTTTCAGCTCGGTGATATAATCCTTGTCCCAGAATATGCCGTTGTACTTGCTGGCTTGCTCGTTGCGGACACGGAACTCATTGGCAATAATCTGCAACTCTGTTATCGTGAATTGAGGATAACTGGAACGCACTACCTCAGCAAAGTCGGCATCGTCAAGAATTTTTTGAAAATTTTGACGAAAACGTTCCTGCTTTTCAGTCCAATCGTTTTTGCTTTTTTGTTCTTCGTTTTCCAATGGAGCATTGAAAATTTCCTGCTCGAAATTTTGCTCCATTTTTTTTTCTTTTGTATCCGTCGTTGGCGACATCGTCGGCTTTTCTTTTATACTGACGTAGTCAGTATTTTCTTTTATTTTATTTTCTTTTATTTTATAATGCAATGCATTTGCATTTTCCTTTTGTAATGCATTTGCATCGGTTTTTTCGTTAAAGTTTTTCTTTTCCCAACGACTATTAGCCGCTGATTTTCTTTTATTTGATAAGTTTTCTTTAATAACAAGATGTTCTTTTAAAAATTCAGAAAAAAATATATTTTCTTCAAAATTTATTTCAAAAAGTTCATAATTTTCTACAACTTTTTTTAAAAAAGTTTGATTTTTTTTCAAAATTTTTGATAAAATTTTGTAATTTTTTTCTAAAAAAAATGTATTATTTTCACACATTATTTCTAAAATTTTGAAGTAGATGGCATATCCTGCAAGACCTAAGTCAGCCTCCAATTTTAAAATTCTGTAGTCTCTACTCGTTGCACTCTCGTGCGGAAAATATGTACTCATACTCTATTTATTATTAATTTATAATTTAACTCTTTTTTTTCGTGGCTGCGAGGAATATTCTCTACGTCCTCGCAGTCTATATGTAAGGGTGGATATGGTATTTAACCTTAAAAATTATAAACATCCTATGAAAAATAAAAACTATGCGTGTGTCTCTTAGAGGGGAGACACAACCCTTTCCATATCTTCACCCTTTGTATTTCCTTTTTCTTCCCATTGCCAAGTTGTTGTCTGTTTGTGCCGACTACTACTTTCATTCATCGGTTTTTTGCAAACAACAACTTTTTAACAGGAGAGAGAGTTTTTGTCTGTCCTTAGGCTACCCACTTCGCACTAAGGTTTGGACGTAATCTACTATTATAACTATGAGACTTTTTTTTGATATTTCAATTTTATTAAAAACAACCAAAAATTAAACATAAATTATTTGCGTCCGTAAGTCTCCAACGGACAGTTAATTAACGTGTCATAGTAGTAGATTTACTCTCTTTGTCTCTCATAGGCAAAAACAAAAGAATAATAAAACTATGTAAATAGACACTATCCTATGAGAGTTAAGAACTGCTCGGTTTGTTGTTTTACTTGCTCAACCTTTCGCAAGTTTTTAACTTTTATTCGCATTGTTCTCTTACAGAACACGTTGTGTGGTATGCAAGAATATTCACTACGTCTTGCATACCTCTCGGAATCTTCCCTTGATTTCTTTTGTCGGTTTCCTACACCGTTAAAGGTTCTTGGCGGTTATCTATATTCTCTTTGTTTTTGCGAGACTTATAAGAATATTCACTACGTCTTATAAGCCAGTTAATAGTCTTTCCTATTTGTCAGACCAAGCCCTGATTATCTATCGGATTTATGCTTGTGAAGTCAGGATATTTTGCTTACCCATCTTGTCGCTGATAAAAACCTTAATATTAGGACCAAATCATATGTTTTAATTGTGAAATATGGGACGTGCTTCACAGCACAATTGTATCAACGACCTGTTCTATCTATTGAACTATGACTTCCTTTATTATTATTTTTCTAAATTTTCTTTGCATTTGTTGCCGTCCTTCCAGATGCTACGTTCTTTTAATTCTCCGTTGTCGTGCCATCTCTCATACAGACCGTCAAGTCTGTCATCCTTGTAGTTCTTTCTATACATTATCTGACCATTCTTGTACCACCACTCATACAAACCATTATATTTTCCGTCCTTAAAATTGCAGCTCTCTCTTATTTGTCCATTTTTGTACCAACTCTCAAACTTACCATTAAGGTCATCATCCTTGAAGTTGATCTTTACCCCCATTTGTCCGTTGTCGTACCATTTCTCAAACAGACCAGTAAGTTTTCCATTTTTGTAGTTGCATCTTTCTTTTATCTGCCCGTTATCGTACCATTCCTCCGACAATCCATCAAGTTTATTATCTTTGTAGTTTTTTCTTGTCCTTATTTGACCATTGTCGTAGTAAGTTTCATATATCCCGTTTAAATTTTCCATTTTTTTGTTTTTTTAATTGTTTGTTTTTTTGGTATGGACTTTAAAATTAACTACTAATTTATTCTTTTTAATACCAACTGTACAACTGTCAGCCCCTAACCTCTCCCCCCAATCATATAGGACTGCTATACCGTAAGCGAATTCGGAATTTAAGTACATCTTAATAATAACGCCGATATCCTCTAAGGTTTCCATATTCATCAATGGAGTGGTCTTCCAACTTTTGATTAAAACTCCAAAGTAATCCTTCTTTATGTCCTCTATTATTGAGACAAAATCTACATTCGTACTCATTTCTTACTCCTCAACTATTATTTCTTTTCCTAAATACACTGCTATTTGCTTTTCCAACTTTGCCCTCTCTGATTCTTGCCAATTCTTCAAAAGATAAATAATATCGCTGTGCATAACTCCTGACACACATTCTGTAAATATGCCTATTTTATCAAGATTGCCCTCACCTAAAAACTTTGCCCTATCAGCAATAAGTTTTAATGGGTTTATTATGCTACATTTTCCTTTATACTTTTCCCGTAACCATTTTTCTGCATTTGCAAACTTTTCTTTGCACTCATTGGAAACTTCATTAATGTTCCAAGTTCCAATTTTTCCTGCTATATATATTCTTTTCATTGTTTTATTATTTATTTGTTATTATTTGTTATATTTCCTATATTTCCATTACAAGTCGGAAGCCGAGAGAGAAGGAAAAAATGGACAGATTGCCGCTGAAACGAAAGGAGGCACGGCAGCTCCTCGCAAAGCTGCCCCAAGAGCCACCACGATTCACACGGTTAGAGCCCGAAGAATGTCCTTGCGGATTTGTCTGTGCGTTACTTGAATAATCTCCATACCTATCAGAACACCATTCCCATACATTCCCACTCATATCATATATTCCTAATTCATTTGGCTGCTTTGTTTTTACAGGTTGTGTTTCATAACTGCTGTTATTTGTGTACCAAGCAACATCATCTATATTATCACTTCCAGAATATTTATAGCCTTTGCTTTTCTTTCCTCCTCGGGCTGCATATTCCCATTCGGCTTCAGTCGGCAGACGAAATGTTTTACCCGTCTTTTGATTTAACTTGGTGATAAATTTTTGTACAACTTTGTAACTAACACACTCAACAGGAAGATTGTCGCCTCTAAAATAAGATGGATTGTTTCCCATTACGGCTTCCCATAAGGCTTGTGTAACTTCTGTCTCGCCTATGTAATAATCAGATAGAGTAACTCTATGTGTTGGATACTCATCCTCGTAAGCATCATCACCTTGCTCTGATGTTGCTCCCATAGTAAATGTTCCGCCTTCTACAAATACCATTTTAAACTCTATTTTATCAATATTGAAGTTTTTATCTTTTTCCATTGTCTTAAAATTTATATGTTTATTAAAATAATTTTGTTTGATTGTTTTCCGCTGAAATTCTTTCAATCTTTAACCTGTTGCACAGATTGATTATTAATCCCATCAACACCAAATCTTACTTTTGTAGAAGTATTACTCGCTACTGTTATTTGCTTTTGTCTTATATAATAATCACAAATATGCCTAACAGGACACTTATTATCCTTGCATTCGTTTTGATTAAAAGGCTTCTTACAATATTCCATCTTCTTTTTTATTAATAAAATTTTAATTTTTTGTTTTTAAAGTTAAAAAAACGCTGTCTGTCCAGCCGTCAAGCGTCTTTCCGCTTTGCCATCCTAAGCCCACATAATTGTATAGGTATCTCACCACCTTTATCAAACACAATCATAATTGTGTAATAATATCTCCACCATATTCATTGACTGTTAATGCAATAAACTCATTAACTGTTAATAAGTCTTTATCTATATCAATTTTATGGTCTTTGCAGAATTCCTGTCTACCAAACTCACAAGACCCTGTCAAGATGTTATGCCACTTGTATAATTCTTTAGCAGGAATTTTTTTGTCCCTATCAGGAAAAGCAGCATTAAAATCAGCAAGTCTCTCTTCTATTGGTTTATGCTGTAGGTACTTATTTTGAGCATCTGATAGTGCTTGTTTTACACTAAAGCCATGTGCAAAATAAACACCAACCTTCGCAATATAACAAGAGTGCAGGGTTAAATCTTCTTTAATAATATAACCCTTAGCTATATGGTTGTGTATAGCGGTTAAGATTATAGGCAACTCGTCAATTATATAAATAGGCTGCCCATTAAGTGCCTTTACATCACCATATCCATATCCATCACCAGAGCCATGACCATATCCATCACCAGAGCCATGACCAGAACCATATCCATAGCCAGAACCATTACTATAGACAAAACCATCACCATATCCATGACCAGAGCCATCACCAGAGCCATCACCAGAACCATATCCATAGCCATAGCCATTACCATTACCATTACCATAGTCATCGCCATAGCCAGAGCCATCACCAGAGCCATAACCAGAAACATAGTTACTGTCTAAAGAAACTTTTAAAAAGTTTTCTAATATATTTTTTTCCATACACTTACATCTTCTATGTTTTTTTGAGCCTCTTCTGTGGTAGGTATTATCTCTATAACAGAAGAAATTACAATACTATCAACAGTTATTGTGAATTTGCAAGCCTCAGGATTTTTGACGCCTTCTGCTGCGAGTTGAGATAGAGTTGCTGCACCTGACCAATACCATAGTCTTCTACAAGAGAGTAGTTCAACACAATACTTATCTTCGGCTTTCTCTACCTCATTAAGAATACCATAAAACACACCCGCATCATATGAGCGGATAATCACTTTTTTTCCGATTAAATTTTCTAATGCTTTCATTTATTTATTTGTTTAATTTGTTAATTAATTAGTTAATATTCTGGTTATAACCGCCGTTGAATAGGTCAGCCTCGTGCTTAGCATAAGAGAGCATAGACCTCATAATATCGGCTTGATGTACAAGCGTTGCACCTAATCTGTCGCACCAATCCACAAGAAATATCTCATCCTTACAGTTGGCTTTTAGATACTCCTGCACTATTGTTGGAGGCGATTTGAACAGCAGATTTTCTTTTGCCAAGAACAAGCCGTTTTTAGCCTCGTTTAAAGCTTTTTTTACATCTGCTGTTACTTTGCCGATGGCGGCAATTAAAGAGCCTGTACGGGCTAACCTATCGGTTAATTGATGAGGCTCATTGACGATGTCTTCATCACATAGTTTTTGAACCTCTTGCAGATAGTCAATGTATTGGTTTTGAATTTCTTTATCCATAATTAATGAAGTATTACTTTAAGAAACTTAAAACTAAACCCCTCAGGTAAAGTAGTACTTCCTTCGGGTAATCTGCCGCCTTGTAATTGAGCGACAAATAACTCATCTCCCTTATCAAGTGTGATGTTTATTCTGTTGCATTCAACACCAAGAACATTGGCTGTGTCTTGGTGTCCTACTGCACTTATACAGTCAGTCGGGAAATTTCCGACCTCTTTGATTTCTATGTCTGCAGGGAAGTTTTTAATCATCTGCAGACTGAACGCATTTGATATAAATCTTTTTACCATATTTTCCTCCTTTTTATTTTTTTTAATGTTTTTAACAATATATTTTTTTTGATATTCTTCGTAATTACAGATAGTTATGATATTTTGATTTACTTTCTTTTCAATAGTTATCATACCGTGCTTTATCGTTTTTCATCAGAAAGGCTGTTTGTTAAGTTTTAAGGAAAGATTTTTTTTAGCAAGTACAATATTGGTATAAGGCTTTACTACTCGTTTTATGCAATCAATGAAAAAACTACGCTCGGAATTAGTATCGCTACTATGAATTAAAACAACGTTGATAAGTTTGGACAAATCCATTTTTAAAAACGTGTCAATACAAGTTTCAAGTGATAAATGACTTTGAATAATACGTTTTGCTAAATGTTGATTGACAACTCCGTTTAATACATTTTCTTTGAGTTTATCAAAGGAATAGTTACACTCAACAAGTATATTACTATAAACTTGTTTCATTGCAAAATCAGGTATCGTCTTTGTGTCTGTAACAAACAGTATCTTTCCGCTCTCGCTGTTTTCTATGATAAAGCCCATAGGTTCACTTGCGTCGTGTTCAATCTTAAACGGCGTAACAGTAAAACAATCAAAAGTAATAGGTTTGCAGTCTTGAGCTATAATAACATTCTTTTCAATCTGCAAGGCTTTTGCCGTTCCCAATGAACAACAAACTTTTATTCCGTTCTCAATCAAAGAATGTACATCTTTTGAATGGTCGCTGTGTTCGTGTGAAATTAAAGCCACAGAAACGTTAAATGTGTTAAAATGTATTTCTCTTAACATTTCAAAGGAAGTAACGCCACACTCAACAAAAAGTGCCTTATTTGAGGTTTTAAGAATATATCCGTTACCTTTACTACTGCTACCTATTACTTTTAATTCCATTGTTTATTGTAGTTTAAAAGGTGGTTGTGGTTGTTGCTGTGCTTGTGTAGTTTGTGGATTTGCTCCGCCGTTTTCAAAATTATTATTTACTTGCGGTTGCGGTGTTGAGGATTGCGGATTACTTGGAAGTGCCTGTATCTGCTGTTGTTGGTTCTTTTCGCGTTGCTCTGCAATAATATTCTGTGCCTCTTTTGACGGTGTTACATCTTCAAATGTAGTGTCTTGTATTGTCTGCTCTTCTTGTGTATACATAGCCCCTAATTGAGATGGAAAGGCTTCACGCAATGCTTGTACTTTAGCAACTTTGGAAATCATCGTACTTTGCTTGTCTTTCCAAAGACTTTGCTTTTTGTCATATTCAGACAATGCAACCCTTGAAACATAAGGAAACTTTCTGTCATCTCTATAAACCTGCGCCCAACCTCCGACAAGTGTTTCTTTTATAGGCGTGTAAAATGTTCCTTCTAAATCTTTGATTTCTCCCGTTTCTTTATCTTGTACAATGATACCAGCCCTTAAACCTTGATAATGTTCGTTTGCTTCTGCACGTTTTGCAAATGCTTCTTTGCTTACAATCATTTGAGGCTGAACAGTACCAGTTGAACTTTTGAACGCTACAAGATAAGCTTCATTCAAGAACGGATTTAGTTGATTAAACTTGCAGATCGAAATAAATTGCATTAAATCTTGGTCGGAAACATCACTATTTCCTCTTAAAAGATACTTTCTTACAATATTGAAACTTAATGTAACGTCTTGCCCTGCTACCTCGTAAGTTACTTTGCCATAATCTGCCTGCTGTTGTTGTGTTTGCGTGTTCATCTTCTTTTGTTTTTTTTCTTAAATAAATTAAACATATATTTATAAACTTTGAACTGTTATTTCTTTATCGAGTGTAACTAACAACTCTATTCTTTGATGCTGTGTTAAAATAGGGTGGTTTATAGACTCCTTATCGTCAATGAATAAAGGCATAAGTATTCCGTAATATTCAGATAATTTGCTTACAAGTTCAATCTTTGCATTTATCTTTCCTGCCTTGTTTGCCACGTCATAAGGAACGCCGTCTATATTAACACGGCAACACTCATTTACTTTGCCATCTGTCGTTGTTTCAAATAGTTGGAACTGTACCAAAGAGAACAGGGAATTTATCATTTCCGTTTGCTCCTTTATAAAATCCGTAAGAAATTGAGAAAGCAAATCATACGTTGCCAACAATTCATTTTTCTTTACTTGCAAATCCTGTTTTTCCTTTTGCAATATTGCTATACTCTTTATAAGTTGTTCTTTCGTTTCTTTCTTAGTTAAAACAGATTGATTTTGCAAGATTTGATTTTCAACACTCTGTAATTCTCTTTGTAAGGTTGCTATTTCTTCATCTGTTTTTTGCTCTGTGTTTTTCTGCAATTTAGCAATTTGTTTGTCTATATCAACAATTTCCGGTATTGCTTTGTCATTGATAGTCTTTCTTTCAGGTCTTTCAATACTAAAAAATTCTTGCTCTGCCTGCGTAATACTCTTTGCCGATGTATCATAATCCGTTTTGATAACCTTGTAATCTTCTTGCAAGGTTTCAAGTTCTTTTTGATAAGTTATAAGGTTTTCGCTCGCTGTCTTGCCTTGTTGTTCAATAGTTCTTACAAGTGAATCTTTATTTGTATATGCTAAACACTCTGCTTTATACTCACAATCTGGACAAAGTGTCCTTGTTTTAATACAAGGGCTTTCATCCCTTGTTGCAACTGCTTTCTGCCAATCCTCGCATTGTTTTTCGTAATCTGCTTTTGCTCTTTGTACGCTTGCGTTCTTATCAATGATTTCTTTCTCCTTGTTTTTAAGTTGATTTGCTAACAAGTTGAAATTATTTTTTGCACTTGTAACCGCATTTTCTTTTGTTTTATAATCTGCAAGTAAAGTATTGTATTCTGCGTCAAGTTTGTTCTGTTCTTGTTGCAAAATGTTTGCCTGCTGTTTTTTCAACGTTTCAATTTGCAATGCTTTTGCGTTCTCTTGGTTGAATAAATCTTGATTCTGTACTTGTTTTGCTTTTATCTTGTTTTTGATACTCTCTTTCTGTAAATCAAGTTCCCTTTTGATTTGTTCGTAATTCTGCAAATCTTCCTCTGTAATACTGTCGGCGTTCTTTTTTGTTTGGTCAATACGTATTTCAGACTCTTGTATTGCTTTTGTAATCTTGTTTATCTCCGAATTGATATTGCTACGGTATTCTGACGGTGTCGTCCTTTGGCTTTTGCAAATATTGACGATTTCCGCATATTGAGGTTTTACGTTATATTCTTTCGTTCCAGTAATTTCAAATAACGTATCACGCATTTTGTCGCTTTGCAGTGCAAAGAAATAATTTGCGTCAAACAATGTTTCAATCTTCTTTAACTCGCCGAATTTCTCTGTAACAAAGGCATCGTATTTTGTTAAGGTTGTAGGTTTGGAAGTTGAATTGATATAATAAATACCTTCCATTCCTCTGTTTTCCTTTTCTGTTTCACCATCTTTTAAAGGCTTTTCCTTGTAAACAACCTTTAAAATAATATCTTCGTTTGCCTGTGTTTCGGTATCTTTTACATTCCAATAGGACGTAATTACAGCCTCTACATCGTGCAGTATTGTACCGTCTTTCAAACGTGTAAAAACGGGATTTCGATAAAATTGTATTGCTCCGATACTATCCTTGTGAGTTAAAACTATTCTGACCGCATCAAAGACAATACTTTTGCCTAATCCATTGTCACCACTAATGATTGTTCTGTCAGTAGGGAAGTCATAAACTTTATTTTGACCTCTGAAATTTGACAACTCCAATCTTTTTAAATGTACTTTTTTCATTTTATTTTGTGTTTTTATTATTATTGTTGTTGTTCATCTTTGATTTGTCTTTGCGTATTCTCAAACATCGTTATTTCTGTTTTTTCTTCCACCTCCTCATATGTGGTGTAGGTGGTTTCTTTCATTTCTGCTGCTGTCATAGCAGCATTGGGATTTAAGTCTCCCATAAGACTGAACACTAAATCAATCATAGTTTTTATTTTTTTTTGTTAATTTACTTTGTTTATTTTTAAAGAAAATTTTAATTTATTTACCTGTCTTAGACAGGCTAAGGCAACTTCTGTGTAGTTGTCTGCGATTACATAAGAGTAATCCTCGTCATTGCCTGTGTCTCTGTCTACAAGCGTAATCTTGTAGATACTACTCGTCTTTGTCCTGTTAGTATGCAGGACGGCTGTTTCCAAATTTTCCATAGTTTTTTTTAAATTTTATAGGTTATTAATTATATGTTTTGTGCCTTGCGGGAATATTTGCTACATCCCGCAAGACAAGTGGCTATGAGCTAACCCATAGTATATATAATACAAGCCTCACGATGTCTCCTAATTATACATTAAGAGTATGTTAAGAGGGTTTATCGTCTTCTTGTTTCTCTTCATTTAATTCTTGTTAGACTTATCTTTGCCTCTGTGCTTCAACCCTTATGTTGTTGCCTCTGGACACGTGCCTAACCCCGATTGTCAAAGACCTTTTTCGCTTCGCTCTCACGCAGAATATGCTCTACGTCTGCGAGAGTTATTGTTTCTTTTTGTTTCTTGCTGATAATTCGGCTTTCTTTCTGCGGAGTTCTTCCTCGTATGCTACATAATGACAGCCATCGCTGAATTGGTGTAACACATCATCAAGATTGCCTTTCTTCTTCTCCTCGTAGAACTTGTCCTTACTCCAACCTAAAACGGCGAGAATGTTGAACAAGCCCTCCACTTTGCGTCCCTTAGTGTCTTCTTCTTTGCGTTTTAGATATTCCTCTATATAAGAGGAGAACATCTGAAGCATAGTATCCTTGAGTAAGCCGAATGGGATTGCGGCTATTGGAGTGTCATCCGTTATGTTAATCCTTATCTCTTCCATATTATCTAATAGATTGTGAGAATGCTTGATTCCAACAATGGTCAATCCCATACTTCTTGAAGATTTTCTCTATCTTGCGAGCATCATCAACTCGCAAAAACATTTCGCCCCAACGATACTTATTGAAGGAAATCGTCGTTGTTAATCCTAAGAGAGACATTATTTCTCTCTTTATCGCTTTGTACTCTTTGCTTCCTTGTGGGAAGTTTCCGAGCCCATTGCCAAACCCTCTGCCAAAATTTTTCTCCATATTTTGTTTTTTATTTATTATTTTATATTTTTGCAATTTTAAATTGCATTTTTTTAAAACTTTTCTACGTATGAAACTTTCAATACTGCAAAATTATATCAAATA